AACGACAGGAATTCTTCCTGATACTTTATCTTGTGCGTCTTCTCTTGATTCAACTGGAGCAAACTTTCGCAGGTCATCTTTTGCCACAACAACTCCTGCAGCGTGAACTCCAACCGATCTAATTCTTCCACGTAGTCTATCTGCAAGCCATACCACCTCTGGGTATTTTGCTCTAAACTCTTTAGTGTTAGGAGAAGAAATAAAATCTTCAAAAGTGTCAATTGATTTCATTGCACGATTAACTTCTTGAAGAGGAACCATAAAAATTCTTGCTGCATCACGAATGACACCCTTATCTTTAAAATAAGTATAGGTAGAAATAGATGCTACGTGCTTAAACTTTTTCTTTAAATACTCTTTTACCTCTTTACGACGTCGATCTTCAAAGTCTGTATCAATATCTGGAAAGTCATTACGCTCTGGATTAATAAATCTAAAAAATAGAAGATTATATTTAATTGGATCAACATCTGTTATGCCCAAGGAATAGCATACGAGTGAGCCTGCTGCAGAGCCACGTCCTGGCCCAACACGAATATCGTTTGTCTTAGCCCAATCAATCATGTCTGCAATTACCAAAAAGTAAGACGCAAAGCTTTTAGATGCGATGACTGAAAGCTCTTCTTCAACTCTATCAGCATAAACTTTGTTATCTGAAAATCCAAGTTTGTTTAATCCAGCATATGCCATCTCACGAAGCTTATCATCTGCATCTGTTTTTGGAACTGGCAGGAGGTCTAGTCCTTGGTGGAAATCATATTCCTCAATCTTGTTTTCAATCTCCATGGTATTCTCATATATGTCTGTACGAGTAATACCAGCAGTGTTAAAGTCTGCTTCAATTTCTTCTCTAGACTGAATAAATAAATTGTAATCTTGAAATGAAATTCTACGATCTGGATAAAGGTAGTTAAATCTTTCCATCATGTCTTTTATATTGCGAGACATTTCAAAGTCTGAATCCTTATCAATTTTAGGAGATGTCGATAAAATAAGAAGTGCTTCTTCTAATATTCTATCTTCTTCTTTAGCAAAGTGAGCATCACCTGTTGCCACCGCTTTAATTCCAAGCTTATCTGCTAATTCTAGAAGGGCGGAGTTGATCTCCACAGGGTTATGTGATTGCACTTCCACGTAAAAATCTTGTCCGAAAGTTTTCTTAAAGCCTTTGAGAAGAAGTTCAGCCTCTTCCATGTTACCTTTATCGATAGCCTTACTAATGAGTCCATTAAGACATCCGCTGAGAACGATAATACCTTCGCTATAATCATTTAAAACCTCTCTGTCAATTCTAGGCTTATGATAAAAGCCTTCGTTCCATGCTAGCTCTTGTAGAATATTTATATTCTCCAACCCCTTTTTATTTTTCGCTAGCAAAATAATATGGTTATAGGCTTGAATAGACTTGTCTGTTTTAGAGGATCTGTCAAACCTATCTGTTGGAGAAATGTACGCCTCAACACCAAGAATTGGCTTAATGCCAGTTTCCTTTGCGGCAATTTGCATATCTCTGTGTGAAGAGAGAGTACCATGGTCTGTAATTGCAATCGCAGTTTGCCCAGCATCTAGTGCTGCTTGGCATAATTCTTTAGGTGAATTTAGTCCATCCATTAATGAATAATAGGAGTGAACGTGTAGGTGCGTAAAACTCATTAATACCCGCCCATGCATTCATTTCTTGTATGATAAAGTCTTATCTTAGTCATAGTCTTTTTGTTTGGTGCATAAAGTTCTTCTCCGCAACATGCAGTTTTTAAATACCATTCTTTTGCAAAGAAGTCGTATAGTATTCCTTTATAGTCTTTATATTTATTAGCAACAAATGTCTCAAACGGATCTGGGATTTCATATGTAAGCATAATGTTATTCTACTAAATAAAGCAGGGGCAGTCAATAGACTGCCCCTGGCTGTAAATAGTTACCAGACTAAATTGCTGTCTGAGTCTGAAGCTGCAGGAGCTTCGTGGCTTCCACCTTCTCCATTAAAGAATCCTTCTTGCTCTGTGTAAGGCAAGTCTCGAATTGCTGTTGTTTCCAAATCATACAATTCAAGTGCTGAAGAATCAAATGGTGCTTCATCCTTAGCCAAAGGAATGATTGTGTAACTTGTATCTGTCTTTGTTCCAGTGCGCTTAATACGCCACATTAGATTGCTGATAGAACCCATTTCGCCAGCGTACTCAATAAGAGTTGGCGTAATTGTTTTACCACTTGAACCTTGAGAAAGAATTGCTACGTATGGCTCTTCTTTGCCATCATCAATTAATACGTTCATGTAAAGTCGTGAACGACCTTTCCATCCCGCCTTATAATCCTTACGGTGTTGTTCGCAGCCATAGCACTTGCCTTGGTCTTCCATTGAACATAGTGCCTTGCGCTTGTAGTCTTTAGGGTTAGTATGCTCTACGGCAATAAAACCCAAACCATTTTTTTCGTTGTACATCGGTGAGTCAGGATCTAGTTCTTGCAAGAAACGAACTTTTACGCTCTCTGCATCTTCTAGCTTTGCCCAACGTGCCTTTGTCCCGTCACCTTCGCTGTATGAAGGCTTGTCCATAACCTGATTTAATCCTTTTAGACCTTTAACGATACCCATTGTATCTCCTTTTTATATAGTTGATGGTGTAAATCCATCTGTTGTTTTAGTATATCATATCCATGAGCGATATTCAATATCTGATACTGATTTTTTTATGCATGTTTTTATTTCTTCTTCAGTCAAATCACCCGCATCCTTAGCCTTATTTGGATATATCTCACGATATCCAAAGGAGGCCCAAGAAATATCTTTATTCCTAAGCTTGCCAGAAATAGATTTACCTAATTCTCTGCCAGCTTCATCCGCATCTGTCATAATTATTATCTTATTAAAATGTCTATTTAATAAAGATTGTTGTTCATTAGATAAAAATCCACCTAGAGTTGCAACAACGTTGGGGAAACCAGCCTGATGAATTCTTATTGCATCGAAGTTTGATTCGCAAACTATTACTTGGTCTCCAATTTTCTTTGCCCTATGAATGTTAAATAGAGTTTTACTTTTTGGAAGGCTAGTGCTATTCTTAAAAGTCTTTCCCTCAATAGATCTGCCGACTATTCCAATTGGCATTCCGTCTGGGCTATGCACTGGAGTAACTACCATATTCATTGCTGGCGAATAGCCAAGTCCAAAATGTTTCATTGACTCTATGTTAATTCCTCTAGACTCAAGATATGATCTGGCACTAGAATTACTAGCAAGGTCGGAGTGAAGCCTATCTAATATGTCTTGAGAAAATTCTTCAAAAGCTGGCTTCTCTTCAAGCATGTCTTCCATAATTTCATCGAAGTTGTCTAGCGCTTCTGTTTCTTTTGCTGCTATTAATCTTAAAGACTGAAAATCATTTTTGTGCATAGTGCGTTTAATTAAATCAATTAGGGTGCCAGTCTCTCCGCAAGCAGGGTTAAAGCAAATGAACGCACCAGATGTTTGGCTTACGCTAAAGCTAGAGGTATGTCTATTGGAATGAAACGGGCAGTAGCATAGGAAGTCATTGCCTGTAGCACCAACAACATTAAGTCCTATTTCAGCTAGAACCGATTTAATGTGGCTTGGGGCGTAGTCCTTGGTATCAATTTGTTTTGAGTTGTACCCTCGAATTGCCATGCCTTCTTCCTTCCCACATATATCCCGTGGAGAGTCATTAAGAATCTCCATGTTTCTCCAGTAAACTCTATTGAGAATGCTGGATCTATATCTAATACTCTTACATATCCTTTGCCACGCATATCTTGAACTAGCAAATTTTCATATTGAGGTCTTAGGCTTATGAGTTGTGAGTTATCATAAAACTGTACCTCAATTTGAAACCTTTTAATTCTTTTGTGAGTCATCTGCAAACGGGTTTTCGTAAATCTCTTTGACGACACCCCTATTGATATCCCAATCTAGGAATACTCCAAAGTCGTGTCCGTGTCTATTCTTTCTAGATACAATCTCAATCATATCTGTGCCCTTGTATTTATGAATAGCCATAGCCATATCTGCATCATATTCAATTGCTTTTGACCAAGCAACCTGGCTCATCATTGGAGGATTATCTTGATCAGTAATATCGTCTGCAGTAGCAGCAGTAATATCAATAATAGGAATGTTATTTCTCACTGCTAAGTTTTTAAACTCACGAGAAATATTCATATTACGTTCTGTAGGTGCCTTTGAATTATTATTGTCAGTAAACAACTGGTGATAATCAAGAATAACAATGTCTGGCTTATGCTGATCTATCTTAGCTTGGATAGCATTTGGAGTTACGTTTCCAGAACCCTCATTAGAAACTAATATAAACTTATTCTTATCCGCAAACTTTTTACTAGACCAACTACGGAAATCATCAATATTAATATCTCCCTTTGCAAAGTCACTGGCTTTAAATAAACCAGAGCCGAGCATTGTATATATACGGTCACGCATATTCTCTGGGGTCATTTCAAGGGAAACGATCATAGGCTTAAAACCCTGTTCCCAGGCCTTACAGGCTAGGTATGAGGTGAACCATGTCTTACCACGTCCTGGCCAGCCAATGGCCACTATAAGGTGCCCTGGAGCCATTCCAGTGGGGTATGCAAGGTCGATTGACTGGAACCCCGTCTTAATACCTGGAGAACCGCCCATCTCGGCTGTACGGACCTTCAGAGCCTGTAAATGCTTAATAGCATTATCTGCATCAGTTATATCTAGGTCACGCACATTATTGGTATATTTATTTAAACTAGAAAGCTGTGATTGAAGTTCGCCAATTACTCTAGAGGCTGCATCTTCTTTTAGCATGGATCCACCACGAATTAAAATACTCTTTAGTCTGCTAGACAAAAACTCATTCTTAAGGTTATCTAGATAATATGCAGTCTCTGCTGTTGCACTTAAGTCTGGCTCAAAGTCTTTAAACTTTTCTTGTAGAATTCCAATTTCTGGTATTGCCTTAAACTTATTATAATAGGACTTTAATCCATCCCAAACATCTCCATGAGAAGTAAATAGTTCATCTACATTCTCTGCCATAACGGTGCTAATATCTTTATTCTTGCATATAGCAGAGATTAGTGTTGCTTCTGTATTCATAGCCCGCCCTCTTCCACCATCTTCTTAGTAGACTCTCGCAGTAGTCGGCGTGTCTCAATATCCTTTTGTAGTTCTATTCTAGCATTTTCCATTTTGTCAAAGTTATAATAAAAGAATTGCAGTGGGTGACCCGTTTTTTCTAGACTAAAATAATAGTTTAATAGATCATTTGCCTTATGAAATCCTACGCTATCGATTACATCTTGCATAGCCCACTTTTCTCTAAACTTGTTTAGTGTAGGAAGTCTACCATATTTCTCTTTGTAAAGATTCTGGTAATTTGTCATAAGGATATATGGCTCTCTATTGTTTGCCACTCTTAAGCTCTTCCTCTACTTCGCTTGTCTTTTGAACAAGCTTTCTTTCTACAAATGCGTATACCCTTTCGGTGGCAGAATCAACTGTCTCCCCCGAACGAACATCATCTTCTACGCCAACATTAATCCTAATGCTTTCATAGTTACCAAGATTTCTAGTAAAAGAAAGATCGACCTTTACTCTCGTTGTCATTTATGTTCCGCCTTCTTATGTCTAGTTAGTGTATCACTGGCAAATATGCCCCAACGAACTTCTATATCCCGATTACAAATATCACAATTAACTACCCTACTTTTTTCCATCTTCCACCTTTTTTACTACGACAGGGCCGTTCTTTGAATTCCATTCCTCAACTTCTTTTTCTCTCTTACGCTTCTTAGAAGCGCCAGTCTCAAGTGTATATATTGCGTTGTAACTCATTACTCTGCCTTCCATACTGGTACGAAACCGTCTACGGTCTTAGTATACAATATAAAGCTGTGTTTGAGAAGAGCCAATAATTCTGCCTTAGATGGAACATTTTTAGAATGACCAGCCTCTAATATATATTGGTGTAGATCTAATATATCTTTGTCGCTAAACATATACTTATACCAAGTATCTTCTGAGGCGCTGCCAATAGGATAAATCTTTTGTGGAGACTTTATTTTGCCTTCTAGAATGTAGTCTTGTATTGTAACCCTATGCTTATTTAACATTGAGGCAACCTGAACAATACTATAAGCACTACCCATATTTTTATCTACTTCTGAATATGGGTAAAGCATTCTTTTCTTATCTAAATAAGACCAAGCAATAAGCTGATCTTTGGCTCTAGATAGACTAAGAGTCTTGTGTATCTTTTCGTTTAAGAAGAAATACCGTACTTCTTTGAGTGATTTTCTTCTAGTGTCTCTAGCCATTTACCCATCCTATTTGTATGCTTATTCATCATCCAGCGTTTACCGCACATGATGCAAAATAGTTCCATATGCATTTTTTGAGAGAATACTCTATCAACGAATACTCTTCCTCCGCATTTATTACACTTGATCATACTTGAAAAAACTTTCCATCCACCACGCAAGAGTAATCTGGTGACACGTGGATCATTTGAATGTGAGGATAGTCATTAACAATATGTGCAACAGCAAATCCCTTTTGCCAATCGTGGTGTTGTGTATACTTCATTCCTGGACCCTTTTCGTCACACATATGACCAATCTCGTATCCACGAAGAGTTTCTCCAGCGCCATTGTTTCTAAGTTCGTATGTTACCATATGAGAAGCAATTCTGTGTGAGTGACCACGAATTAAAGATACCTGCATGTCTTCCATATCTTTTCTTGCAGATCCTGTTGCTGCAATTGAAAGTCCATGGTGAACGTGTATGTCTCCAAAGCGTCGCTTAGGGAGTTCATCGTAATAAATATATTCATATCCTAAAGAGTCAAGACTCCATAGGGCCTCTGGTGTAACCTCAGAGATATAGTCTGGAAGCTTTGCGTCAACGTAATTAAATACTCTGATGTCGTGGTTACCTAATGCAGAAAACAGTTGTGCATCTGGAAGCATGTCTCTTGTCTTAGCATAAAAATCTCTTGCACCCTTTGCTTCATGGCGCATCATAGGAACAATTAAATCCTTGCTATCGTTCTTGTGATAATTTAAAAACTCTGCTGAGCGACCTTCTGTATACTTGCTATAGCATGCTTGGTCGTCTGTATCACCAAGGTAGTCTACAACATCTGGCTTAAACCACTTCATGACTTTGAACCATAGCTCAATCATTTTATCATCCTGATACGGGAATTGCTGATCTGATGAGAGCATCCACTTTAAATCGTTTGTCATATTTACCTTAATGTTAATAGGCCATGAATATTCATGGCCTATAGTCTAAATCAAATTGTAGCATAGTGCTACAGATTGTCAATACTTAAGTAGTGCTAGAAGCAATCCAATTTACGTAAAAAGTTCCGCCAGAAGACGCACCAACATTTTGAGCTTGTATTGAAAACCCTGTAGATGATGCAGCAGTTACTACTGGCTGAAATTTATTCTTTAATATTGCCTCTCCAGATGGTTGCCATATGGAGCATACAATATTTGGCTGGGCTTCAAAATCTTTTTTAAATTTTACTGGTGTAACAGTCTTGCCATCTTTATTAGCCACAATCTTTATTCTTCCAGATTGAATTTGTACTGCTTGTGGAAGGTCCTTGTTATCGCCTGCGCTGCTGTCGTTAATGCTGTTTGATAAACTATTGATTATATTAATATTAGACACAATGTTAGACAATAACTCTGATGTTATTGGGTCTCCTGGATTTACAGGCATTGGTTGTAATTGTTCTGCCATAGCTACTTCTCCTCTGGCTCCGCAGGATTTTGTGGTTGCTGAAGCTGTGTAATTTCTGCACGAAGTATTGCAACATGCGTCTCATATTGTGAGACAATTTCTCCAATACGTTGCTGTAGTGCTGTTACAACTAGTTCTAATTTATTATCCATTATATTCCTTTTCTATTCATAATAAGGATACCATTATCCTTCAAGGGCGTCAAGTCTAGTATTGGTTACATCAAGCTTCTCTGCTAATTCTTGAATAGCTAGTGTCAGGGCTGTGGTCATTCTATCATAAGCTAAACCTTCTGTTTCCCCTAAAGCATTATAATTCACAAAGTCTTTTAATTTATCTATTTGTTCTACATCTTCAGCAATCAAACCAGTTATTATTGGTCTAACTGTTTCATATCCTGGGGTTTCGTCAATGTCTGTTTCTTGAAGTTTATATGAAAATTTAACTGGCTTTAATAGTTTAATTGCATCTAAGTATCCAGTGCTTTCTATTTCAGAAATGTTTTCTTTGTATCTTAAACTAGAAGAAGCAACTCTTATGTACCCTTGTGAATCTTGCACTAATCCAGTTCCCGATCCAGTTCCAAGTGTGTTTGCATAAATTCTTCCAGTATTAAGGAATACCGAATATGGCTGCTGCGCTGTAACGTTTGTTATAGTATCGCTTCCGCCATGCCCCATATAAACCCTACCGCTACTTCTTACGTCATTCCATCTAAAGTTTGGTAGTCCCAAATCAATGTTTGGAGATCCTGGCATATATGGGTACCAATGTGTTGTAACGCCACCAGTTGCGCTAGACTCAATTCCAATTGCATTTACAACTAAAGAATCTATTCCAGCCTTATTTCCTTTTGTATCCAAGTAATAGCTTGTGTTAAGTGCTCCAGCTGTTAATCTGTGACCTGAAAGTGTACCAACTGTAATCTTAGAGGCTGCAATTTCAAATGAAGAAATAAAGTTTGTAACAACAGCGTCGGCAGAAATTGTTCCTGTTCTTATTATTCCGCCTTCGATAGTTGTTGTATTAGTACTATTATTTATTTTAGCTATTATAGCTTCTTTGTTAAAATCGCCCCGTGGTACAGAAGCTAATACTGCTGCGTTTTTAGCAGCCTCAGCTTTTGTTGTTGCATCTCCTGCTGCTGCATTAATTGCTGCTGTCTGCGCCGCACTTGCCTTGGTAGTGGCATCTGCGGCTGCAGATGACAGTATGCCATTTACAGAATCTGAAGTAGCATATCCAGCAAATACAGCACCAGTTGCATACAAAGTTCCATCTGCTGCGACTCTAAATTTTGCATTTGCGTCTGGTGTATTATTACCAGCCCACATAAGAAAGCCACCAGAAGATTTTAAATAAACGCTCTGGGCCGCAGTGGACCCTACCTGTATTTGTCCTGTGCTGTCTAAGATAATATTGTTTTTAGATAATGTTGTACCGCTTAAGTTCCAACCACCAATTGATCCAGCATTGGCTGTTATAGTTCCTGTTGCTGCTGCAATTGTTACAGAGTTAACGCCGTTAGCAACTTTTAATCCTGTTGAGTTTAACGCAAATCCATCACCAGTCAAGTTGCCAGTTGTAGCGTCTATTGTTCCATTATATATAGATGCTCCAGCTGTAGTCATATATATATTACCGCTAAACTGCCCACCTCTTGCGGTAATGTTTCCATCTACTGCAAATGTTGAGCCGTCCCATAATAGATAGTTGCTTGATGCTCCGCCAACCTTAAGCCTTGCGCTATTTGTAGCATTGACATACCAGTAGTTACTAGCGTCAAAATATAATCCTTTGTTTGTTGATACAGATCCTACGCCTACGCCAAATTGGAATGGCCCACCTGTAATAAAGTTTGATACAGATGGAGTACCATTAACTGTAACATCTGCTCCAGATACATATGATGACGATGTATTATTATATTCATCATAAGTTGCAACTGCTATCTTATATGTTGATCCAATTGCAAGACCCGCAAGCTTGTATGTTGTTCCCGTCCCTGGCGAATCAACATAGGAATATGTTGCGTTGTTGTCATTACTAAATCTAATTCTATATCCTCTTATGCCACCGCCTGTTACTGCTGGCCAAGATATGTTTGCATATGCGTTAAATCCTAAATACCCAGATGTGTCGATACCGCTATCAGATGAATTAACTGAAGTAACATTGTCTGGGCCAACCGTGTCTACGACAATTGGATCTGTTGCTTTAAATGGTCCGTATGTTACACTTTTCTTTCTAAAATCTTGATCTCTTGTGTCAACTCTTATCCATCTATTTGCTGTGTTTGAAACAAGTATAGTTGCAGAGCTTCCATTTCCATTCCAAACTAAATATTCTTCTCCAGCAAACGCTCCAGTTAAACTTTCATATATTTGTATATCTATCAACCATTTATTTGCAGGTAATAATTTATCAATTAGATCCCATTTAGCCGTGTAAGAAAGAAGTCCTGGAGTTACAACAAGATTTGTTACTGGCTGAGTTAAATCGGGAGTTTGTAGCGTAACTATAAAGTTGGGGGACCTGGTTCCAGGAATAAGGTTTGAGGCATTATTTGGATCAGAGTATAAGTACGCAAATGAGAATTGGTACTTGCCATTCATTACAACATTTAGACCTGATTTTGTAACAGTAAAAGCATCTGCAGTTTTTGTATTGGCTGCCTTAGCGGCATCGGCATTTGTTTTTTCTAAATCAGCAGGAGTTGGTTGCCACCATCTATCTCCGTAACCTCTATCAGACATTATAAGAACCCTAGGTCTATCTTATATTCAATGTCCATCTCTACACCAAGTGTCTTTACCAATGGTGTGGATAGAACCGATCTACTAATTAATCCATATTGGCTATTGTATCTGTCTTCGTCATTTAGTCTTAATCCATCTAATAAAACATTTGTTGCGCCAGATGACTTAGCTTTGGCGCCTACCTCTATTACAGTAATTTTAGAGAAATCTGTTGCTCCAGCAGATGAAAATGTAGAGTTAAATAGGCTGGATAATTTAAGTGATAAAATTTTATGTCCTATAGATGTTGTTGCTGCAAATCTTATTTCTTTATAGCTAGTTGGTGAGCTGTAAAATCTAACATAAATATAATCTAAGTTTAAATCTGATTGATAAAAAGCAAGTGAAATACTGTCTTCAACTCCATATCCAGCAAGATCAAAAACGGTATCCAGGCTATATGATTTTGATTGATTGCTTGCTGCAGTAATAGAAAAATATGAAGAGCCTATCCTAGGAGTTGGCGTTGATACTGATATTGGCTGTGCTCCGCTTGAATCTTTCCAGTCTGTTGTGTTTTCAAAAGAAGATATGTACTTAGAAGAATAGTCTGTATTTTGTAAAAATCCAGTTGGGAAAATTCCAATCTCTGATATTACTCCTTCAACATCTGTAGGCAGTGTAGTTTTATAAACAACAGAATACGTTGTTACTCCAGTTGCTGTGTTGGTTTGTATGTCGGAGCTTCCAAGAAAAACTCCTGATCTATAAAATTCAAACTGCATGTCTGAGTCATTTAATGTGGGAGCTTGTGACCCTATTCCTATTGCAATATCTTTTTGATTAAAGTTAAGTCCACTTGCCAAGTAGGATGTTATAAATCTTTTTCCAAATTTCGTTATCATATTATTACTACTCCCTTTACAATTTCTCCAACACTGTTCTTAACTTCAAAAGTTACCTTGAGTAGTCTATTGTTATTTGCATCATAGTATATCTCTGGGTCAGTTATTGTTTGTCCAGAAGAATATCTTTTACCAGTGGTTCCAATTAAAACTATGTCTTCTAAATTTGGTGCATCAGATGTTTCTATTGGTTCCGTATAATTATCATCATCATCACCTTCATCACCCTCACCATCAGCTGGAGAAGAAGCAACATATGTCTTGTCTACCTTATTGCTGTATACATTTACAACATCATATTGATCTGTTTTTAATACTCCAATTAGGGGTGAGTCTAGTGGTAGCTGGACCTTAACTCCACCAGCAACCTGTGACTTTCCTATTCTTGGTTTTTTTGTAGCCATATTAAGATTCTACCATTTCATTAAACATAAATCGACCTACAGGTAAGCTTTGTAGATGGTGTTTGGCTATATCCCTGCTCAATATCTAAAACTATATATTTGCCAGCCGTTTTTCCAGCGTCTTCTGTGGAATACAACATGTTATTTGGATAAGATATTTCAACCACATCTCCTGTTTCAATAATGGGGTTTGGGAAAACATCTATTTGAATAACTGTTTGTTGCTTGGACCATTGAGTTCTCATCCATTTGGAAAGCTCTTTTGCCTCAGACTCTTTTTGTATCCACATGGATTCAAATGCTACCTGCTCATCATTTTTAGTTGCAGATAAGTCTGGGTCTAAGTACTCAAACGGATCTAACGGGGCAACTGTTTCTCCTACTACAATAAAACTCTTCTGACCGCCGTCTGCCAAGTCGACAAACGCTCCAGTGTTATTTAATATATAAGCATCAATTCCAAATGAGTTTGCGTCATACCCAAGTAAGGTTACATTGGGGTTTAATATAATTTGAGGATATTTTACAAAACCTGGTCTTGTTGGCAAAATCTTCTTTCTTTAAAGATGCTGTATATACATAATCAAAAGAGGACTCTCCTTGTATTCCAATTAAAGATATTCTATTATTTAAAGTTAATGGTGAAGAGTCTGTTGCGGTTATTACTGAGTTGTTAAATTTAATCTTAAATATTAATTTACCAGCAGTGGCTTTAGACACTCTGACGTCTATTCTATAGAATTCTCCACCAGAGACACCAGTAATTGAATTATCTTCTGTTGTTTGAGTATCAGAAACAGGAGTCTCTACTCCATTTACAACTTTAACTAATTGAACATCTCTATACTTTAATCCTTTGTTTGCAACATTTTGTGAAGTTCCAACCTTTAAAATATATCCGTTTAATAGGTTTTCAGAAAGACCTATACCCAATCCAGCAGAAACAAATTGTTCTCCTGTTGTTCTGCCGTTGCTGTTTTTTGCAAGCTTAAAGAATAGGGCTGTTCCTATTGAAAAATATGTTTGTGTTGTAAAGCTAGGAGTTGGTAATATTGTGGCGCAATAGTATTCCTTGGTAGATGTGGGAGCAACGATTGTAAGCAATGATCTAGATACAGATTTTCCAGATCCATCAGTTTGTCTTAATGAAAATACTCCTGGGTCTGCAGCGTTTGTTTTTGCAGATAAATTTAACTTAGATCCTAGCCACTCCCCCTTTAAGTCATCAATATTTACATTGTGTGTTTCTCCGACACTCACACCCTTCCCAGTTGCATTAAATGCGTTTCTTTCTTTAATTCTGTATCTTAAAGTAGGATTAAAAGAATTGATTTTGCTTTCTCCAAGAAACTTTGCAATGTCTGAGTCAGAAGTTATCCACTTTTTTATAACTGTATTAGGAGCAGATAGTGGTTCGTATTGAAATTCAATAGCATCATATTCAATAATTTCATTATTAATCAAAAAGTAACCAGACTTATTGTAAAAAGATGTGTCTGCTAAATTGCTGTACACGCTGATTGGCGCAAGTGAGACTACTCCTTTTGGAGCATCTGTTTCGGCTGGAGCTGTTGCTAGAAGTGTATTTTGTAGTGCGGCTGCACCGATTGCGGCTGGCGGAGAAACATAAAGGTTATCTGATGAACCCTGATAGTTTGTGCTAATGATTGGGGTGTATATTACTTTTACTGCTTTAACAGATGGCACTGTTTCTTTACTTAAGGATATAATGTTTGGGATATTGACTCCCTTAGTTTCACTTCTAAATTTAAAACTAGACGCTCTTGTTTTATCAAATAAGTAGTCTCTAGGATAAAACTGAAGCATATCATTATTATCAAATGTTGCTATCATTTGTGTGTCTTTGCACAACTCTTGTATGTGTTGCCATACTGTTTTTGTATCTTCTGTAAACCAATACAGTGGGACTATAGTAGCGGAGTCAACCTTATCCGCATTCCCCTTGCCGTATGTATTAAAATTATATTGAGTAAACCCTACGCTATCTAGAAGCCTTCTTATGATTGCCTGTGATGGAGCATTTTGAATTACAATATCTGGCGCTAGTATTTCTTGTAGAAACTTTGCTCCATCTAATCCCTGTATGTCAATGTCTCCAAATTCTGACAAAGTGAATGAGTCTATGTAGAATACTCCTTGTGGAATAACATCGTCTCCTATTTTATTGAATGGGGAGACCTTCACGTTCTTGTACAGATTGATGTTGTCTTTGTTAAATGGCATTGTCTTATCATACTCAATACCCTTTTTATCATATCCTTCTAGTGAAATTGATAAGGCATTTGATGTCACTGATCCAACTGGGACAATGCCAGATGAGTCATCAGATGAAGTTTTTGAAACTTGAAAAGAAACTATTCTATTTGATACATCTTGAATATATCTTGCACCCACTTCTATAACTCCAAGGTAGGAGTTGGCCACGCTAATTGTATTTACTGCTACAATAATTTTTTTAACATTAACTGGAACAGACGGCGTTGTAAATTTTGTAGTAGACCATGAAGACGCACTTGACCAAGTGCCTCCGTTATAATAAAGTTGAAATACCCCATTGTCTGGAACAACTCCATTTGTAGATATTGTTGCTTCAGTGCCAGCGTGATCTTGTATTTTAATAGACCATGTAGACGGCTTAGAATAAGATGTCTCAAATTTAACAAGTATCGTATTTGCAACAGCAGTCTGTGATACTGGGTAGTCTACGCTAAAACTAAAATTGCTTAATGTTGTTCCGCCAGCCTTGGGTGAAACCCAAAATTTATATTGATTCTTTGGGCTTGAAAAATAAGTTCTTACTGGAAGGTCTGATGAAACATTATATTTAGGTATGCTATTTGTAACATTTTGATTTAATATAAAATAATTAATGCCTGCTACTCCAGGTCTTCTTGGATCTATTATACTTGTTAGGGGGAATAATTTTTTAAATGGCTGGTATGTCTTGCCAGTAATTGGATCTGTTTGAGTTGCAGTATCGGCTGGTGTGGCTGTAACTGCTGCTTTATCTATTAAATCGTTCATATTATATTCTAGCCAGCATCCTCCTGACATTGAATATGAAGCAGATGTATTAAGTTTATCTAAAGTTGTTTGACTTACTGATTGCATTATACTTCTTCCAGTGCAATAGTTACATCCCAAAATGCCTGTGCTGTATCCGCTACTTTGTCCTTTACATTTCTTTTAATTAAATTAAATGAACATGAAGTAAAGCTTGCAACGAAATCTTCGGTTCTGGCTGTGTTATAAGCTATTCTGGCATTAAATGTACCTTGACCTTTAGCGCTTAAATAGAATGTCTTTATGTCTTCCGCTCCCCAGCCCGCATCAACGGTCATAGTAGAGTATGAAGGAACCATGCTCCAGGAGGTAGATATGTTCTTCTTATCGGCTATAAACAGCTTTCTAAGGCTTCCATTGGCCATTCTAGCGGTCTGCTCAAAACGTTGAACGTCTACGGATATTGGTGACCTATTATGTTCAGTTAATTTTTGCCATACGCCATTGGCATCCTGTATAAACAGTGCTGAGCCTACTGGTAAAACTAAAGCTGCCATTATATATTCTTCCCCTGTCCAACCATTTTAACATTAACTTTAGCCTTTTGTCCAATAACAACTTCAGCCTTTTTAACAATCATATTTGACAATGCCTCGACATCCATTCCTTCAGACGCATAAATATTTTGATTTACAACATATGAATTACCTGAAGTAGTTCCGTCCTTTAAATTATATTGAGCTTTGTTAAAGTTGTATCTTGGAGATGCAGCAGCTAATGTATTCATAACATCGTTTGGCATAATGTTGGCACGGTTTTTTAAGTGAACAAATTCTGGTCCCTTTTCTCCAACAAGGTACATTCCACTAGCTCCACTTTTTACACCAGCAGCAGCCTTACCCATGAAAACAATATTGCCACCTGTCTTGCTCTTGCCATATCTTTGACCATTCCAAATAAAAGTTTCTCCTATTTGTAGGTCCTGTTGATTTGCAATTGATCTTCTAGCCTGTGCATTTAAAACCTTTGTCTTAACTCCATTATATGTATTTTCATCCATGGCATTTGAATAATTTCCTGTAACTGCAATATCTTTTCTTAGGGCTGGCTTTCCGTCTACACCCTTTACAGCATTTACAACATCTTTAAGGGTTGCTCCGCCCTTAATGCTATTGGCAAGTGCGTCGTTGACTGCAGAACCTGTTCCTGCTTTTGCTAATATTGATAGTGCATTTGCCTGTGGAGAAACTGCAACTTTTTTAGTTACTACTTTTCCACCTTCATAATTTTGAAAATCAGTATACCTTGGCATTTTTTCGCCAGTGGCAGCTTCTACTGCAGCAACTAATCCAGCTGCTGCTTCTTTATTGGTCTTAACATATTCTTCTACTGATTTACCAGCTGCAGCTGCATTACCATAAAGGGCAGTCATTGAATCATTGACCTTGTCTATTGCTGCTTTTTGCTCATCGTATTTACCACGAACCTTATCTAAGCTTTCACCAGCAAGTGCTGCGCTATCTGCAAGACCTTGCTGCTTATTGCCCATTGCCTCAATGGCAGCCTTAAGTGGTGCATTTGCAGCTTCATTCGCTTTGTCAATTGCTTTACTTTGAGATTCTGTTTGCTGTTGCGTTGTTAATGATTCTAGATCAAGCCTTAGCTCTTGAGCTTTTTGAGTGTCTCCAGTTGCTGAAGCATTTTGCATTTCAAGTCTAGTTTTTTCAATCTGTCTGCCAAGGTCGGCGTCTGCTTGTGCAGCAGATAATGCTTTCTTTCTAGCTTCTGCAAGTTTATTATTAGCTTCAATTTGCTTGTTTAGTGCAGATATCTTTTCTCTATCAGATATCTGCTGAGAAACTGTTTGACCCTTTAATGCCTTAGTGTAAGATTTAATCTTGTCTTCTAGTTTGCCAAGAGCAGAATACTGCTTGCTCAACATTCCGTCTTTACTTGAATTTGTTGCAACTACAGATGTTGCTATGGCATTAAATGAATCAGAAATTAATTGTGTTTGAGCAGCGTTTAATTGAGAAAGATCTCCAGTAAATCCTTTTGCCTGCAATCTAATTTTTTGCCATACGCTAACAACTGTGTCTGAGCCATTGATCATTTTCTTTACTTCTGGATTTGTTTTTGCCATTTCATCAATTGTTCCCTGGGTAATCATTGTCCCAGCTTCCTTTGATTTATTGATCTGGTCAATCATTATTTTTTCAGCTTCTGCAAAACTTAGTGACTTAGTCTTTCCAGTCAAATCTTTTGCTACTAGTCTTTCTCTCTTTGCAATTAAATCATTAATTCCAGTCTCAGTTGCCATCAAGGCTGTATTTAATGAGGCTGCTTTTTCCTTATTGCCTTGATCCTTTGTGTCTTTGCCAAAGCTTGTGACTGCAGATACTGCGGCTGATTGAGGATCTGTAATTGCTTTAAAGTCTGCGTTGCCCATTGTTGCAGTAATTGATTGGTCGCTCTTATTTGAAAGCTGAAGCATTGTATAAACTTTTTTAGTTGCTTCTTCAGCAGACATGCCAGCTGCTATGAGCTGTTCTTTAATTCTGCGAACTGCGTCTGGCACCTTATTGGATGGCTGACGGTCTAATGCATCAATCTGCTCACTAAATGTTTCCTTAACTTCAACCTTTAGTTTTTTATATTCTGCAATCGTCATCTGGAACGGTGTTCCGCCATCCTTCATGCTTTCATACACAAGCTTATTTGCAGCAGCCATATCTTTTGAATCTTGAATAGTATCTTTTATTTTTGAACCAAAGTCTGTAAATCTTAGATTAGCTTTTTTAGCTGCTTCAGCAGTAAGACCAAATGTAGATATGTTAAGAGTTTGTCCTTCTTTATAATGTTTCCAGGCTTTATATCCAACATAAACTGCTGCTGTTACTGCTGCAAGCGGCGCAACTAATCCTGCGGCTGCTGCGGCGGTTGCTCCAAAACCTGCTGAAGCCAGTCCTGCTGTTGCTGCGCTAGCTGCGGCTCTTGATGCAATCTTGCCACCAATGCCCTTTACAATTGCTTGTCCGCCCATCATTCCAGCCATGCTGCCCATCATTGCACCATTTTGTCCGCCAAATTTTTCTCCAACCATTCCGCCAACTGCCATACCACCCATCATTCCAACTGTGCTTCCAACCGCTCCTTGTCCGAATGTTGCTGGGTTTATCATTCCTTTATTCTTTAAATATTGAATTGGATGAAGCATGTTAGAAGTTGTATACCTTGCGTTTGCAGCAAAGTTTTGTCCTAGAGTTGCTCCGCCATAAGCTCCTGGTGCTACAGGTGGAGGTGAAGCCGCCCAACCCTTAACATATGAACCAGCTGCTTTTATTTGAGCACCAACTGCTTTAGCAGTTGTAGAAATCTGTGAACCTATGTATTTTATACCAGTTACCAATGGGGTTAGTGCTGATTTAATTTGTCCTGGCAACATTCTTGCTCCAACCACAAGTTGGTCTCCAGAATACTTTATGACTCTTCCAGTCATAAGAGCATCTTTTTTAACGCTTGTACCAAATGCAAAGAGTGACATCTCTATTTGTTTTGCGGCAGATAGTAGAGCTGCTTGTGTTCTATTTAAAGCTGCATGACCTAATGTGAGTCCAGGCATATATGGCAAAGAACCTTGTACCCCGTATTGGTTCGTTCTAACACCGCCATTGCCAACTACTGTTGTTTTTGATCCAGTCAATGGACCAGGCTTACGCTCAGGTGCTTCTACTGGGGCAGGAACATATGCTGCTGCACGTTCTGCCTTAGCTCTTTCTTGTGCTGCACGAGCCGCAGGATTTCCCTTACGACCATATGAATCTTTTCCGTAACGAATAACTCCGCCTATTTCGTATCCAGGAATAATCTTTCCGCTTTGAGAAGGACTAAATATTTCTGGGCCCTTTTCTCCGACAACATAATTTTGTCCTGGAGATACTGGTCCACCCATTTCTCTTTTACCATCGATGCTAAAGATTTTCTTCTTTAGCTCTGCAGTCATTGGTGTATCTTTTCTTGAATCCCAATTTAAATATTTGTTTCTAAGAATATCTTTATCGATTGGAGATAGCTGTCTTAATAGATTTCTATCGCCAACTAAATCGCTAGCTGCTTGTCTAATTACTGAATCTAATGATGATGGCTCAAGAGCATTCTTTAGTGAACCTTGTGCATCCTTAACATAGCCATAAGGCTTTTCTCTTGCCATTGCAGCGGCAAACTTATCATAGAGTAGCTTTTGTGTATGTTTTCTTAAACCAGAACTTGCAAACAATGTGTTTGCCATTTCAATAGATAACGAGTTAACACCCCATGGAGCAGACTCATATGCACTAGGCTTAGGTGCTCCAGTTGGTCCAAATCCTGCACCAATCCTTCTCATAGCTAATCCCTTAAGGACATTGCCAATTGTTCCTCCATGATTAAATCCATTTAAAGGTGTCTTAAAGGAATTGTCTGCAAGTGATATTGCATGTCCTTTTTGTCTTATTCTTAATTCTGCTTCTTCCTTTAGCTTCTTTAATGCTGCTGGAGTTAATGCCACACCATTGGCTGGCTTTACTGCAGAATGAATTCCATGAAATTCTTGCCAGTTAACATTCCTGCCCTGCTCAAGTCTTCTAATCATAGATGCATATACAGCTGACTCTTCTGCATTTAAATTAAATTGTGAAATAGTTTTCTTTAATGCTGGAAGAACTGTATCAATTTCAGCAATCATTGCTTCATGATATTGCTTTGGTGTCATTCCCTTTGGTATGTTTAATGTTGATTCTGCAAAGAATCTCTTTGCTCCGCCCCTTACTCCAAGCAAGTTAATACGTGCTTGGTCTGACATTGATATCATCTCTGGTTCGTAAGCTCTCTTACCAGAAGCCGTCTTGAATACACCAGCGGTTCCTACATCTGCTAGTGTGCCTCCGTAGAGATTACCTCTACCTAAATCTTTATCGCCTCTTAGGTTAGCTGCTACTAATTGCTTAAAATAATCTTTCTTTGTAAAATCTGCTGACTGCTTAGCAAATGCCTCATTGTATGGAGACTCTAAAACAATAAGCTTTCTTTTGCCAGTTGGATCAGTTGGATCAATCATTGTTCTAATTGATTGTTGTGGAGAATTAAGTCCGTGTGCTTGCCTTGCAATGATGGTTGCACGTTGTTCGGCTAATGCAGCAGTTTCATCCATAACTGGTTTAACGAATACTCTTGTTCCATCTGGCTTTTCATATACCCCACCGATTCCTGGTACAGGGAAACTTCTTCCAGATGTAGGTGTTATTAATTTACCAAAATCTGTTGGCTCCATAGAAGCAAACCTACTGTTTTTAAGTCCAGTATTAATTTCTTCCATATGAAGTCTAGCTTTTCTTTGTTGCTCAACATCTTTAATTCTTCTAGGCATTCCAAGGAATAGTGGTCTCCCGTATGAGCGCTTGCCCTTTGTAACAGAACCACCAATCATTCCGCCAGCATTTTTTCTTTCTACTACATTTCTTTTTAGAAGCTTTAGCTTAGCCGCAGATCCTCCTGCAGCAACAATGCTTGAATCTATAAATGGGATAAATGAATCAAAGGTTATGTCTCCCTTTTCATCTCCAATTTTCTTTGACTCTTTGCCCTTTAATGACGCAGCAATTTTTGCATCAATTTCTTTTTCGGTATCTGACCATTTTGATCTATGAACGCCTGCACGTTGCATAATTGTGTCATACTTACCTGTACGAGACATATTTCTTTCTAAGAAATTTTTTGCAATTAGGGTTCCATGGTTTGCCTGAAGATTAGATCTTGAATCATAATCAACAGTATACTTACTTACAAATCTTCTACCATCTCTCACTGATGCTCTAGTTAAATGCGTAGCGTGTGTAATTCTTTCAAGGTCCAATGGTGGCAGTTTATTCTTTGCTAGTAATTTATCAAGTGCCCCACCACGCTCTAAATGCCCTGGCTCAATTGTAAAGGTGTCTCTGGCAAATCCTTTGTCCATTCCGCCTCTGCCAGTTCTTATAGAGCCAGAAAAATCTTCTAGTATGCTTGCAGCTCTTCTTCTTTCTCCAGCAGGTAAAGACTTTATATAGTCGTTAAGAACGGACCTTGTTGTTGCTCCTCTAGCTAACCAAGATCTGGATCCATAACCGCCTACATACTGTGCATCTCTTTCTCTTACGGCTGCTCTTTCTAAATTTCTTTTTTCTGCTAGTGTAACTAACTGTTTTCTATATGCTGTTCTATTTGATGTAAACAAGCCTCTTATTATTGCAGCAGACGGTGGTACTAAACCATAATTAGATCTAGAGAGTGTAATGTTTCCGCCAGCCATGTTTGCTTGCAGTGGTGTGCCATTGTTGGCAGCATCTACTGCTCTAAAAAGTTCTGGGTTATTCTGTAGTCCTGGACCAAACACTGTCTCCTGTGGAGTAAGCAAGGCAGTGATGTTGCTTCCAGAATCTTTATGTGTTGAAGGTGCTGCTGCGACTAATGCTGCGTTTCTTGGGTCTAATGACGCCTCCTGATTTAATACATATCCACCAAGCGGTACGGATCCCATTCTATCATCATAGTCAATTGATGCTGGTCCAGTAACCCGTGTTTTATTTGCACTAAACTTTTCAACCTTACCGCCTTCATTAAATCTAGGCTTTGTTGTTTGAATACTATAACCAGCTCCAGAAGTTCTAACTCCAAGACCACGTGCTATTGAGTCTACTAACTTAGATGTTTCTGATTTATGGAAAAGCTCTTTCATGTTTGATTTTCCAGCTGCGCTTACAACTGGCTGAGTTGTTAATGGCACTGTAGTCAAACTAATAGTTCTTGCTTGAGCTGCTGCAACACCTTGTGCTGTTTGAACCATCATTGCTTCTACTTGTGCATTTAATGCAAATATTTTAGCTCTTGCTGCTTCTACTGTAATCTTACCAGCTTGTAGCTGCTTAACAATTAAAGCAGTTTCGTCTGCTGCCAAAGAAGTTATCTTTGTCATTTGTGGAAGTAATGCTTGGTATGAATCTGTTAATGACGCAGTTACTGTTCCTGTAGCAGCTACTTCTGTTTTAAGTAATGCTAATTCTGCTTTTGACTGCATAGCAATTGCTGCCGTCATTGAATGCCATTTTGCTGCTTCTGCTGCTACTATACCATTAGAGACTCCATTTACTGAAGTAACTCCAGGAATTCTTGGAAGATCATCATTCATGTATGTTTGTGGTGAATTTGAAAGTCTTAGGTTTACTGGCTTAGGACCAGGAACAGTAGAGAATATTGTTTCACCTGCTCTTTGTTCTGCAGTTTTTGATCCAGTTGGAATAACGTGAGACATGTCTCTTGAATAAGGTCTACCTACAAGAGGGTTGTCTTTGTCTACAATTCTTCCTCCGCCACGCAAAACTGGGCTTCCTGCTACAGTAGACATGCTATTGCTTGTTGCAACAGTAGAAGACATGGCGCTTAATTTTAGTTTATCAAATGACGCTGCTAAAGTTAAGACTGCATCTGAAAATGTAGCAGCTGCTTTTGTGTCACTATAAAATGATTGCTCTACGGTTTTTGCAGCATTTGATGCTGCCATTAACTCTGGTGTTAATAGCTTAAATCCTGTTCCGCCTTTGCCAATATTCTTTAACGCAAATATTCCTTTTATTATATATCCAAAGAAGTTGGCGAGTACACCAGTTAACATAATAATAGGTCCAGCAATTGCTGTAAGACTTCCAATAAATCCTAGTACTGCTTTAATAGGTCCAGGAAGATTTCCAATAAACTTTACAATTCCATCAATTGCATTTAATACAAATGTTCCTACTTTTAAGAATTGCTCTCCAATTACTGCAAGGTCTGCCTTTACGGCTTCAAGTGCTCTTCTGTATTTACCAGAAGCAGACTCTGTCATTGCTTTTAATTCTCGCTCAGATATACTAGCTAAATCTTGTGTACTAGCTTTCATTAAGTCTAATACTTGTAAAGTCTGACTTCCTTCTTTTCCAAGGTTTTCAAACAACGCATTGATTCTTGCAAACTGAAACTTTCCAAATAGCTGCTCGATTGCTCTTGCTCTTTGCAATGGTTGTAGTGAGTCTAAAGAATCCTTAAGGGCCATGATTGTTCCAGTTAAGTTGCCAGCATTTTTATTAACAATTCCAGCTAAATCAATTCCCATTCCCATGAACTGCTCTTTAGCAACCTTGGTTGGATTAATTATCGACGCTAATGCCGACTTTAGTGCGTTAGCTCCTTCTGAAGCATTAATTCCACCCTCACGCATTGCTGTTAAATAAAGTGCAAGATCTTGAACATCTCCACCCAATGCTTTTACAACTGGGCCAGCTTTAGGGATAGCCTCTACTAAATCTGCAAGGCTTGTTGAAGTTTGGTTTTCAACTGCGTTAAGAAAGTCAATGGATTGAGCAAGCTCTTCTGTACTTTGCCCAAATGCTGTTTGAATTGATAGAGTAGCTTTCATTGCCTCTTGTCTATCAACTTCACCAAGAATTGCAAGTCTAGTTGTTTGTCTTGTTGAGTCTAGAAGATCTACGCCCTCTTTACCAGTTGCAGCAATGTCAGCGGCCAAGGCAATTGTTTCTGTAAAGTTTGCACCTAACCCAGATGCTAATTCTCTAGACAGAGCTGATACATCTTTTCTAACTTTTAACAGGTCTGCTGATGATGTTGCTGTTAATCCACCATAAACCTTTGTAAGTCTTACAAGCTCTTCGTCTGCTTGCCTAAATGCTTTTGCTGCAGCCATTCCAAATGCTGCTAGAGGTACTGTAAGTCCTACAGTAAGTTGTCTACCAGCCCACTGTGTATTCTTACCCCAGTTAATAAGCTGGTTAGACCCATCCATCATTACCTTGTTCATAATGGATAGTTCTTGTCTTAATAATGCAGACTTATTTTTTGTTGCGTCTAGTCCAGATTGAACCATTACGTTGTATTGCATTAATCCTTGAGCGTTTTTACCTAACGGCTGTATGATTGCGTTCTCAAGCATTACTTGCTGTTTAGCTAAGTCTCTAACTAATGAGCTAGTTTTTTGTGTATGTCCTTGCCAGGTTCTAAAGTATTGCCCTAGCTTCATTCTTCCGCTATCTAGGTTCTGTCCGAACTTAGATACGTCTGAAGTTAGTGTTACAAAGTGTCTGGCAAACTGGCCAGTGGAGCGCATGGTTTCGTCAAACTGACGATTCATTACTCCAACTTGGCTAGTTAAATTTTTATTTAAACCAATTGTTGTAGCTTGAAGTTTTAGAAGCTGGGTGGTCACCGCTTGTAACTGCGCTGTTAGGCTACTAAAATTAGCCGTCGCAGTTATGTTGGTAACTATATTTTGATCTGCCAACTACCTACTCCTTTTTGTATCCGAGTCCCGCTCCGATACCAAACCCTGCTTCTGAAGCAAACTGACCTTGTAATGAAACAACATCAGATGCATCTGCAGATATTCCAAGAGCATTTCTTTTTACATCTTCAAAGCTCTTGCTTCCTTCTTGTTCTCCACCGTCAAGCTCTATGCCTTGTATGGATGCCAGAAACTTTCTTTTTTCTGATTCAGTCTTTTGCATTGCTGAGAAGGTTTGAATTAACTCTGGCATTGAAAGACTGTCTTCCAATTCTTCGTAGTTCTTATAGTTGCCTATTAAGAATACTTCTCCTTCTAGTGCAGCTAGATCTAGTTCTGACCAGCTAGAACCGCTGCTGCTAGCAAATTTGGATCATCCATCTTGATGCCACCACAAACTTCAAGGATGCGGTTAATTGTAGGAACGTCAAGAGTGTCCTCAAATGCGTCTCTATCTTTTACCAAATCTGGAAGCTGCTTCTCTAGTGCTACTGCACAAGCATCGATTAGGATGGTTAGCGTCTCATCTTCTGTAGTTACTTCTGCTGTCTTTGCAATGGCTGCCATAAACTTTCTAAGCTCTTTAATTGTTAAAGGCTTTAGCTTTACGGTTGCGCCATTTTGTAGTTGAATCTCTTCTACATCATATACTGTTGTTGCCAATTTAAATCCTCCTAGGATCTCGTCTTAATTATTGTATCATATCAGAAATACCAATACAATGACAAAACCCCCCTAATTTCTTAGGGGGGTTTTACTAATTAATGTATATTAATTATGCTACTAGAACACGGTCTACGATAATACCGTACTCAGAGCCAGTCTTTGCTTCTACTGGAAGTAGACGGAAAGTTACTGGGAATGTTGTTGCTGCGTTACGAGCAAGTGAGAATTGTGACTGTTGTACAGAAAGAACACGACGTGCATAATATACACGCTCTGCTTTTGTTGCGTCTTCTGTTGGAGCCTGTCCAACTGCTACTAGCTGGCGCTCTGTTGGTGCAACACCAAGAGCTCCTGCTTCTAGACCAATTGTAGACTTCTTTGCGTCTGCAGTTCCTGTTACTGTTGCTGTACCTGCTTGACCGAATACTGCAAGAACGTTCTCAAGAGTACCTTCTGCAAGCTCTGTTGCGATCATAACTTCCATTGACTCCTTGAAAAGCTTTGCTGAGTCAAGAAGCTGATCTACTGTTACTGAACCGTATGATGGGTTGTAAGTAATTTGTAGACCATTGTTTGTAAATCCTACGTTTCTCCACTTTGGTGATGCTCCTGCTGCGTTTGCATTTAGAGTATCTGTGTATGAAACTGTTGCTGGAATTGCTGGTGTTGCTGCTTGGTTCTTTGTTACGAATGCTACGCCACCTGCTGATCCTGGCTCCATGTCTGCTACGTATCCAGATGTGGTTGAATCAGAAGCTGACAAGAATAGTGGAGAAGCTCCTACTAAAATATTTTTGGCTGATGCCATTTTAAAACCTCCTGTTAAATAAATATATATATATTGACTTACTGTAAAACTTTAAATCAAGCTGGCTAGGCTCATTTCCTCTTGGTATAATTTTATCTTACAATCAACTAAAAGGCAAACTAATCGAATCTGCCCGTTGCCCCAACTGTCCTAGAGTATTTGACCTCAAGTATGATATCTGCCGCCAAAAAGCCTGCTAGCTCCTCAGATGGCTCTGTGGGAGACATATCTACGATCATTGTGTTATGAAATATTATTTTATTTGTAGATTTGGAGTTATTTAGGTCTCTAGCAGAATCGTCCATTCTTCTAAATACATCCATCATCATATTTCTAATGGCATTTATTTCAGCATGGTCTATTGAGTAGATTGTAAAAGATATCTTTTCGCAACATATCATCCAGTTCTCTTCGTATGTGCTACCTATCTTGTCATAAACAATGTGGGTCTTGCCGCTTAAAAATTGACTCATTTCTGGAGCCTGCTGAACTGGGATAATTGGAATTATTGCTTCGCCCAAATTATCGCTATAATATGAATTAGGATCTAGCATATTGTTTAATTGAAGTTCTCTCCATAAATGCTTTCTAATTTCATACATTGCGTCTATATTATAGTTTGTCATTATGCTGCCCCTCCAAATTGTTCAATTAATGCTGAGTCCGCCTGTAGTCTAATTGTACCTGGACTAAAAGAATAACGCACCTTGGATATAGAAGAAGGGACTCTCATTGCTTTTTCAAACTTAGATCCAAATATGTTTTGGAACCCAGAAGCTTTTATGGAGTGAGAAACCATAGGTCCGCTAAAATATCTACTGTATGCAAGATCAAACTGGTTGGTAGAAGATCTTCCGCCTGGGCTTCTTACTGTAACTGATTTACCTTTTGGCATAAATACAACTTCTCCATCAATTTCAAATACCAGTCTTTCAGCTGATTTTGGCCTGATTGTGAGTGGCATTCCTTTTTCCATTACCGCAGCCTTATTTGCAAAGACATATCTACTTTTTTGTTTTCTATTTTTAGTAGGCACAGAAGATCTAGATAACTTAAGATCATAGTTTATTTTAAATGAAAGTCCCATTGAATCCATTCTGTTTAGCTTAAATAATCTACTAGTAGTCTGCCCAGTCTTATTCCATTCGTATACATGGTGCAATGATTTTGGCTTTGTACGTGCTTGGGAGTCTATAAATAATCCAAAGTCTTTGTCTATTTGATTAAATATGGTAGTTTTAAAAAGTCTTTGAAATGCTTTATTTGACGTAAGTTTTGCTGCAACATTAGCTTGGTAATATAAGAATGCAGATATTTGTGCTACGTTGCTATCTTTAACAACTCCAGCGGCAGATGAACCAACCATTAGTCTTTCTAGGCCAGATGCTGCTTGTAATAGTGCTACTCCGTTAGTCTCCAATTATCTGGTTCTCCGACCTTTTGGCAATTGAGTTATATGCCATAAGTGTTCCAAACGGATCTGTAATTGGTGTTGAGCTTACTATCTCAAATACTGTTGGAGTATCATTTGGGTAGTTTAATTCAAACCATATTACATTGTTAGAAGAATCTTTGATATTGGCTATCTTCTGTCTGTATGTAATTGGCGTCTGTGTTCTAATTTCTATAGTTTGAGTATTCTCATATTTAGTTGATATGGCCCTGTTATCTCCGCTTCTTGCAGTGGATGAATTAGATATCATTCCTTTTGCAAAGCACGGGATTGTTTTCTGGTATATCCAAGACTTCTTGATAGCACCAGTGTTTGGGTCCTGGTAATCTTCTTGCAGATATACATCTACCTTCATATTGAAAATAGAATCAACTAGGTTGTTCATCTTAAATAACTACCATTTTGTTTGTGACATATGGGAGTAATAGCTGATCTGCATAGTTATTGCCTGTGCCGCTAAATGCTGATGTATCATATTGGAACTGCCAGTCAAATGTCTGGATGCTCTTTATATACTTATTGCGCCATTCTTTATCTTTAGAGAAAAAGTCTTTCATTAATTCAATGCATGCAAGCTCTACTTCGTCTGGTACATTTTGCCAGCCATATCTACCAGCGACCCTGTAGGTCCCGCCATTTACAAATATGCCTCTTCCGCTATCATTAATGCTTGGAGGAATCATGCCGTTAGCATAATAAACTACATTGTCTAATGCGTTTGATCTATCAACTCTTAATCCAAATCCACTTTCAGATACTGAAACTGGCATATTTAAATTATTAACATTGTTAATAGTATCTACCAAAAGCATGTCATTTAAATAAAGCTCATGCAACTGGTTAATCTTTTGAGGCAGTGGAAGAATATCTGCTCCAGTTGAATAAACAACATTTACGTCATCATACAAATGGAACTGCTGTCCAGTGTAATTTTCAATTAACTTTCTAGCATATCTTTCTGCGGCAACTAGGTCAGCAAATGTTTTATAATTAGGGTCAGATTGATCAAACCCAAATCCAAGTGCGTCAGCTGCTTGTGTTAAATCTGCATACGGGGTAACAACAAAAATCTTATGCTCTTTTGTTACTACTTGCCCTTGAACCCGATATTCCCATACTAGCTTTAATGATCTAGGTCTGTTTGTAAGAGTCAATGGTGGGTATACGCTATATACACCAAAGTCTGTATCTACTTCTTCTGCTGTTTGCGTGTGTAAAAGAGTTGCTGGATTAATAGATGGTGCAACTGCTGGGTCTTCAGTTATGTCATAGAACTTAACTGTTGGCAATGAGTCTGCTTTGGATATGCTGCCCTTCCAAAAAACTCTTTGCTTTACTGGAGCATTTGTTCCTACTATAATTTCCATGTTGTGCGGTTAAGCTTAGCCGTAATAATCCTGTACTTCTTTTGGTGTGGCTAAACGAAACCCCTCCTCTATATCAAAAATTTCCTGAGCAGAATCTTTGTGCATTGCTACAAATGGGTGTTCCTGTGTGAACGTGTGTCCCAAGATGTCATACCTAAAGTTTGCTCTTGTCATTCTAACTAGCACAGTATCTTCTGTACGCTCTGCCTTTGGATCAAATACTGGGAGGATTTCAATTTCCTCTTTTGCATCCTCTAGATCCTTTAGTGTCTTAGCATACACTTCGTATGTGACACCTTCTTCTGCTAGTGCTGCAATTATGTCCTGCTTGTTCTTAAGTCCTTCTGTTTCAACTGCAAAATCTTCTGCAATTGCTTTTAGCTCTCCGACCTTTAATGTGTCAAAAGACATTTATTACTCCTTTTTCTAGGTAAAACCATTATAGCATTGTATAATTAAAATGAAAAGCCCCCAAAATTAATTGGGGGCTTTCCTGAGATTAATTCCTAATTAGGAAGCAACCTTAACGTTCTTTACAACTACCCAAGCGTCTGCTTGCTCGATTTGAACACCAACACGAGTATACATTGTGTACTCGATTGAGTCCTTACGTGGCCAGAAGAAGCGGTAAACTGTTACGTCACGCTTTACACCAATTACCACGTTGTTAGGGAATGTCAAGTGGACATCTCCGTGTGATCCTGATGGGCTTGCGTATGAACCAGCCTGTGTCTCTGGAAGAAGTGGAACTTCAACGATTGGAATACCAAATGCGTATGGAGCTACATATCCTGCAGGACCTCCTAGAACAGGAACATCACCACGGATAATGCCAGAGGCAATATCTTGTGGAGTAACGTTCTGGATGTTCTGTGAGTTTGAGTATAAGTAATCTTGGATCAAGTTTGATCCTGAAAGGAAGCGAAGGTCTGTACGACGTTGCTTGTACTTACGTGGAAGGGCCTTTAGCGCTGAGTTAAATACAGCACGGGAAATTCCCGCACCTGCTGCATCGACTACACGACCAGAGGTCTTAGCCTTCTTAACTACACCGTCAAATGACTTGTATAGTGCATCGCTTGAAAGGGCTGTGTCACCGTTAAGAATAACATCTTCGATGTCATTTCCTGCTTGTGTTGCCATCAAACGTGCGATGTGATCTTCAAGATCGGCACCTTCAATATTGTCTTCTAGAGACTCAGTTGAAAGTTCCCAATCCATGCGAAGCTTCTTTGTTGTTAGAGAGATCTTTGAGAAAGTTACAGCTGAGTTAACACCTGTGTTGTCTCCTTCGGATGCAAGCTTAACAAGCTTTTCTCCTACTGACATACGATCAATCTCTGTTGTGTCTGACTTCATTCGAACTGTACGTGCGACTTTTCCAATTACGGTTGAATCGAACATATAGTCTAGGAAGCGAGCTGATTGTTCTGGATTTAGAAGACCACCGTTGCCGTTTTCAGACGCTGTGTGTACTCCTGCTCCACCTGCTGTTGATGCAAAACCAGCTGTGGCTGTTGTGCCTGCTGCGATTGCTTTTTCTAATGTTTCATTGCTCATATAATTCACCTACCCTAGTTAAATATTTCGTTTACGGAACCGAGGAAAGAACCGTTCCATTTTGATTTGTTTACTGCTGGTGCAACAGACCCGCCAAGGTCTGAGGACTTCTTGATTGCTGTATCGCCTTCTACGGCATCTACACGCTTTTGAACACCATCAATGGTGCCCTTTATTTCTGTGACAGCGGCACTAAGTGCACTGTGCTTTTCTGCTAACTCTGTAATTTGAGCATTTACGCTCTTGCTAAAAGTCTCTACAGTTTCTTTGATTTCTGAAACCTGTACTGCATTTGCCTCTGTAGCCTTGCTAAGAGTATCTGCAAAGAATCCCTTTAGGTCTACTAACATTTTTGCAAAATCAGGTTCTTCAACTGCAGCATCTGCTTGAGGAGCATCAACTGACTTAAAGACATCTACAGAAGCAGAGTCTGCATCTTCCACTGAGTTAACAGCGTTTGGTGCATCTTCGACTGCAGGTGCATTAGATGCCACTACGGTCTCTTCAACGATTGCTGTTTCTGTAATTTCTACTACTGAATCTTCAGCTATTGCGTTTAGTTTTTCCACTTCATTACCTCCTTGTACGTTTACCTGTTTTGCTATTGTTTGTATTCCAGGCAACGGAACTCTTGACTTCTTAAATGAAGCAAGAATCTTATCTATCTCTTTTGATTTGTTTATGTCTGAGCTTTCGACCCATCCAATTAGCGTAGCTTCTTTTCCAGTAACTGGAGAAGAGTATGTCTTGTCTGTTGAGATAAAAACAGAGTCGCTTTCTTCACAATAAAAAATATTTTCTGTAACTACATCTGCAGCCATTCCCTTGAATACAAGTTGGCCGTTCATCTTTTCAATTGATATGATGTTACACATTTCATTTGCTGGTGAATCAACAATTGATAATTCTATTAGATCGTAATCCTTAATAAATCTTACAGTCTCTCCTGTTGACTTATTCATTTCGTTGTCTGACTCTTTAATCTTTCCGCCGATTGAAAAACCTGAAAGTGTTCCGTCAAGAACCTTTTCCCATGTATCTTGTGCGCCTTTTGAGATGTACGATGTAACATACACTCCGTTATAAAACTCTTTTGACTTTTGATCATAGTATGTTTCTGGTTTGAAAGAAACTACTTTGCCTACAGCTAGTGGCTGATGCATCTCTCTAAGATTGCCTCTAAAACTTTCAAATGCCTTCATGCTTGCTTCTGCTGTTACGACATCACCTGTTTGATCTACGTTGTCTAGTGTAGCGAATCCAGAAACAGTTCTGTTCTCCCTATTCACCTTTGTGAACGGGACAGATAAATGAATGTTTTGGCCGTTTGTGGACCATTGGGCTTTTTCAATGTTCATATGCTTAATTTTAATGGTTTATCTACTATAATGCAAATAGCAGTTGATTAGGTTTAGTCAACCTTTTTTCCGTCACCTTTTGCATTTCTGCCTTCTCCGACCTTATCGGAAGATGCGGCAGATCTTTCTGAATCCCTTGCCCTAGTTTTGCCAGCGGTTGCTTTTTGGTCAGCAGCTTGCTGTGGCTTTAATTCAACCATTTCATCTCCGCCATCAACAGGAATCATTCCTTTTCTAATTCTAACTTCATTAGGGGTAATAACCTGCATTCTTAAATATCTTTCGTCTATTTGAGACTGAGTATCTTCGTCAGTTAAAGTCAACTCTTCAAATTTAATTTTTAATGCATCTGTCTTTTCTTCAATTATTGAATTAATTCTTTTTTCAAGTCTCATTTGAGCTGGTCGGCAAACCTGCTCTTTAAATGTTTTATCTGCGTCTCTAGCATTTGCCAAGGACACACCTTCTGGAACACCAATTTTATTAATTGGAACTCTGTGTGCCAATAGAATTTCATCTCTATTTGATTGTCTATAAATATTAAATGAGGACTCTTGGGCACCAGCTTCAACTGGCTCCATTTTAAATTCAACCTTATTGTCTTGAGTGTCGGCTGGTAGAGGGATATATAGTGATCTGTGGTTCTTTCCTTTTAGTCCAACCTGGAAGAATTCAAGCAATTTTCTTTCTGACTCTGGAGAAAGCTTTGCTCCCTTAACTGTGATGATATATCTTGGAACCGCTTTATTTTCAAAATAATCTAGGTTATATCTGCCAGCAAATTCGTTTCCTGCAAGTGACATCTGGGCTGCTACAATATCTGGAATGCCGTAGTAGTTATTCATTGGGGTATATTTCTTTAAATGAATTATTTCGTTTGGTCTATCTTCTGAATCACCAATTGGATTAACGGTTTCTGTATCTCCAAAGTTTCTAAAGAATACAGCCTTGCCATAAAGCAATTGCATAAAGCCATCTCTAAGTCTTCTTACACGCATAGTCTTTGCTGGGATATGCCCAATATATCCAATATCTCCGCCTGTAGTTCTACCTACTTCAAGGTAGCCGTTACCAGTTGCTTCTAGGTCTGTATAGACCTTTATCAATGTTTCAGTAAACGTATCTTCTTGGTTTGTTGCATCTAGCCAATCTTGAAGATCCTGCTTTAACTTATTAAGCTTTCTACGTGCTCTATCTAATTGCTTGTCATCTGTTATTGCATCGATAGCATCGTTTGTCTTTCTTGTTTCCATAAAGGAATATCCAAGACCAACAATATTTGCTACCTTGGCATTAATGGCTGCATAGTTGTATGTTGAAACTTCATATATCTGAGAAAGGTATTCTAGATTATATACTGGTTGAACAAGGTCGAACATTGCATATCCAGTAACTGCTGACTGCAATAGATTCTGTTGTGTGCCTGATCCATCTTTACCAGTAAATGATTTTGTAAAATCTCTATTTACTTTTCTTTTAAAATTTGTGCCTAGGCCTCTTACTTTTTTAAGGTCATCAATACCAATAGCAAATGGGTCTACGTGTTCTTTCTCTTTCTTAAATGAGAATAGGTCTGAGCTATTTTTAACAGATACCTCGTATGTATCTTCTGGTCCGTCTTCTAAAAATTGTGTCATTTTACTGCTCCCCCTCTTAGTATTGAATCTTTGTATTCTCCAATATCTAATGTATCTGGAGTAAGTCCCCATTTAAGTCTTTCGTTCTGATGTTCAAATTCTTCATCATCAATTTTTCTTCTACCCGAAAGGAATTTCGGCTGTCCCTCATAAATACCATAGTGTCTAACTGAATCTGCGAGTGCAGCTATTTTTGATCTATTGCCTTTAGTTGATGTTATAGAAAGGAAATTGCCATCATCATCACCGATCCATCGGCCATCTGGCATTTCCCATACGTATATGCCTAGGCGTGTCTCTTCAATGATTTGACTTTTTTGATTTAAGATTTCCATATGTTAACCAGTTTACCATTATTCCTAACAAAAGTCCATCTTCTGTACCAGTCTGTGACAATATTTTTAATATATTGTAGGCTATACGTCAAAAGATCTTGTGAAGTAGGCTGTGTTGTCTCGGCCAGTAGCACTTTCTGAGAAAGTTATGCCTGGGTCTTGCACGGTAAATGAATTTTCTGAACAATATAGCTTATAATTCTTTAAGGCTTCTAGAGCAGTAAATGGGGTTTCATAAAATGCTAAATTGCTGTAGATATTAGATCCACCATATTCAGAACCGCTCTGGTTTTGGTTCATCTTAATCCCTGTGGCAATTGCGCTTAAGACTATTAGTACGTGATGGGATACCCCGCTTAAAAAGAAGTCGGATACATTGGTAGAAGATGTCCTGTTTATTCCATTAACGTATATTGCGCTAATTCCGCTCTTTGTTATTGCTCCTGCATTAGTCCAGCTAAAAGAGGCCGCAGTCGATGAGAACAAAACATTCTTTCCTTCTCTTGGAGTAAAAAACATTTCAATGGTTCTTGGCTGTATTGGAAGATCTACAGAGAATCCATGTCCTGAAGTCATAGATAGGCCATTGTATTTATTTTGCATTCTTACTGGATAGTTGTAATATCCAAGTGAATAATCATAGTCGGAATAAACTTTGCCTCCGCCATTATCAGAATAAAAATCTTTATCTGAATATAAATCAATTTCTAATTTATCAAAGTAGGGTAGGTCAAAAGAGGAGTCGAGTGTGGTCATTGTAATTCGTATGTCTAATATTGGACCAGACAAGTTTTCATTTTTGTTATAGTATGGCAAGACAGAATTGTTTTTGCATGGCGCCCAGGCTTGTCCTGGAACTTTAACCTCTATTAAAATGTTATCTACATCTTGCCCGTAAGATATTCTAGAAGAAACAATGTTCTCTGGGTTTGGCACATAAAGTCTTTCTTCAAATACAAAAGTTTTTTCTTCTACTAATTCTGTCTGGGCAAATTCTATTCTTTTATAGGTTGGATTATAGTATGCATCTCCTGAAACTATAGTGTCTAAAGATTTAAGTCCAGGATATCTGTAAGATACTGATGGCTTTAGGGATACAGAGTTTAGTGAAAATAAAGTTCCGTTTTTAGAATAAACAATCTGTGAATATTTAGTTTCTTTATAGCCAACCAAATAGTGAGATAAAATCTTTGTGTCTTCAATTTCATAATTATAGATTGCTGCCGAATCTACTACAAATCTCTTTCCAGTATTTGCTGGACCAATATTAATAGTAATTAATTCATTTGTAAATTTAAATGCTGTTGTGATAATTTTTTCAGAAACCAGTAATCCGTTTATATACAAAGACATCTTGTCTTTAGAAAATATACCGACTATATGCATTACTTGATTTTTACTTACTTTGTACCATACTGTTTCTTGCTCTGTACATTTAAATATTACATTTTCATTTTTATAAAATAGGCCTATTTTATTTGTTGCGTCTCCAAGAATTAAATACTCTTGGCTATCTGATACGTCTGGACTAAACCATATTTCAAATGAGAATGGGCTGTCTGGGTTCTTGTATGTAGCAATGCCTGGGGCTTTTAGTGATAAGTCTATGTCATTATTAATTTCTGTTCCTCTGACTCCCGCCCCAATTATAGGCAAGACTTCCATTGCAGAAGCATTTATTGCATATCCTTCCATACCATTACCAGAATAGTCTTTTATTGGAAGTCCACTTATTGCTGCATACGAAACGCCATTATCTCTTAAATCAGCATATGTGGCATATTGTGTTGTTAGGTTGCTGTATACTCCAGCAGTTCCAGAACGGACTTCATCTAATAAGAAAAAAGAAAGTGGATTATCTTTTAAGACAGTGTATTTGTATGACATGTCTTAGATCTCTTCTAGTGCTTTAACTCTCGCTGTAAGCTCTTGTACTGCTTTAATTAATGGAGCAATAAATTGGTCGTATCTAAGTCCCTGCATAGAGTCTTCTTCTAACATATCCATTTTTACCCAGCCTGCAAAATCTGCAACTCCAGACTCATCTAAAGCTGTTTTTACTTCTTGTGCAATAAGTCCATAGTGGGTTCTTGATCCAGGAATTGAAACAATATCTCCGTCTACTATTTCTTTGCCGCCTTCAATAAACTTATAGCTTACTGGATTTAATTCATTTATAAAATTAAGGCCTAGCTGAGATGGTGCAATTTCAGTTTTTAATCTTTGATCTGACGTATTGATAGTTCCAGTGTTAGAGTATATTGTTTTCCAAAATCTGTTTGATGTAACTCCATTTGGTGTATCTGTTGGCTGCCCTAAACTATAAAGGTTATTTGCCAAAGGATACCAGTTAGAGTTTACGCCAAACCCAGTTGAGGTTGGTATGTTTAAACTTATTGTTGTTGGCACTGGATCTATAGTTGCGCTTGATCCAGGAATTCCTTGTGGTCCAGTGGCACCTGTGGCACCAGTTGCTCCTCTTGGAATTGTAAATGCAAAAACTGCTGCTGTACTTGTGCCAGTGTTTGTAACTGAAGCATTTGTTCCAGCTGCACCAGTTGTAGTCGTTCCAACCGCAAGCGTGGTAGGACCCTGCGGGCCAACTGGACCCTGTATTCCTTGTGGGCCTTCTGGCAAAACTAAATTTAATGTCTGTGTAGGTGAGGTTCCAGTAATTGTTGCTGATGCTGTACCGCCCTGTGCTACAGTTCCAATAGACAATACATTTGAAGGACCTGGACCGCCAATAATACCATCAATTCCTCTAGGCAAAGTTAGATTTAATATAGCTGCTGATGAGGTTCCAACATTTGTAACTGCTGCTGGAGTACTTGCGCTAACGGTAGTTACTGTACCTATTGCTAAGGTGCCTGAAGGGCCCTGTGGGCCTGGATTAGCAGCAATGAAGGTTGCAATGTCAGCACCAAGGTTTCCAAGGTCTCTAGGGACGTCTGGGGTGTCTGTATAGTCTGGAAATCTCCAGCCGTTTACTCCTGTGCTCATTTTTTTATTATACCACCGATCTACTTAATATATACGTGTGCGGGGCTCATATATCTGGTGCCAGAAATAATTGGCTTTACTTCATGAATATATGGCTCCTGCGAAGGAAACATTATCATGCTTCCAGCTTTTGGCTTAACGGTAACATTGTGATTTGGAAAGCTAATTTCTCCGCCTTCGTAGTCGTCGTTTATATATGCTACCAAAGAAAATGCTAGATCTGCATTACCATCTTGTCCGTCAAAATGTGGACCCATAGACTGTCCTTCATTCCAAGCCTTAATAGTGGTGTTATCTAAATTTAAATTATATTTACTTTTATCCAGCTTGTGTCCTTCTAGGTATCTATCGGTACACATTTCAAATGCCATTAGAAAGCTATTTGCTATATACAAAGTTTTTTTATCTACCATATCTGATCCAGTAGATTCTTTTAACTTAGATTTATTAATATTTTTTGTTTTTCCGTAAATTAATTCTTTGTCATCGCTTGCTGTCCAATTTTCCCATTTAGATATTCTAGAATAAGACTGTGGCTCTTCATCAATTTTGTCAATAAATACTTTTAGCTCTTCTGGAAAACTTAATGCATTTTCCCAGTACCAAATTTGTGGTCCAAGAACCTGAAGGTCAAACATTATAAATTGTTTAAACTCAATATTGTTTTGCATTATTCTACTTCCTTGGCTGAATATTTTTCTCCAGATGCAGTAATTCTTAGTCCTTGGTTACGAATATCTTCCCACTCGGTAGCCTCTACCTTTTGATACGCTCTTACTTCAGCAAGCTCTTCTGCCCACTTATCTCTTACCTCTTGTGGGTAATCTGATTCTTCTCTGTCATCCCAAAAAGATCCGAGTGTATATCGAATTGCTTTCTTTACTGTTGTAACTTCGTGAGTGTTTTCAAATCCTCCAGCAAATGTGGCCATGCTTCCAGTCTTTGGAACAATCGTTAGCCCATGCTTAAAATTTAAAACTCCATCTTCAAAGTCATCATTTAAGTAAATAAATGTTGCGTATCTGCTTCTTGTAAATGCACCAGAGTTGCCTTCATTATCTGTGTTATCTGAATGCATATTTGCAAATGCGCCAGGTGCCCATCTCTGAGAGTGCCAACTAATTTGTGACATTTGCTCAGGATTTTTACCAGCCATATCGGCTGTTGCGTCAATTACTCTTTGTCTTAGTACTTGAAAAAAATCTCCTGGCAATCCGCAAGCAATTGTATCTGGATCATTGACTTCTGGCATACCAGATGAATATGATTCATAGAAAGAAATAGGCATCCACTTCAATTCTTCTTTTTGCATTTTTATGTCTAGGACTTTAATAATTGCAGCGCACTCTTCTGGAGTCAAGAAATTGTCATATACAACTATATCTGATTTATGTCTTGTTACAACCATGTCTCTTTCCATTATTTATTTTCTCCCTTTATATTAGCAAGATCATCGTAAAATGTTGGTACACCATTTTCCAAATATCTCATGTTTCTTGGGTCTTCGTGCTTAATTCTTTCCGCTTCCATCTGAGCCCACTTATATGCCCCATAAGTCTTTTGGTTGTTTAACCATTCTTTTGTTCCATCAAATGGTGTCATAACAAAGTTTCTTACAAAGAACTTCTCGTTATTTTCAATAGTTTTAACTCCGTGATAATATGGCTCTGTAGATGGGAAAACTAAAATATCTCCAGAAACTGGCTTATGATTAATAAGCTTACCGTCTACAAAAAATTCAATGTCACCACCATCGTAGTCATCATTTATATACATTGTACAAGTTATAAAAAATTTGTCTCCAGGCATATCTTTTTGAGATGTTATATGATCTGTATGATACTGCATTGTCATTTTGTTATCTAAAGTGTTAATTTGTGGATTATACTTTGAGTATGAGCATCCGCTAAATCTCCAGCCATCTGGCAAACTAATGTTATGTCTTTCTACGTAGTCCATTAAAACTGCATGATAGGCAGCCTCAACCTCTTCTACAAAATTCTTTTCTTTAATAAACATTTCATCTGACTGCTGATCATCAGATATCTCCATTGGATTCTTTTTTTGTGTATAAGTGCCAAAGTGTGCCCATGGATCCCATGTCTTTAAAAAATGCTTGCCCTCTGAAGTTCTTTCAGACTCTTTCATTACTTCGTACATTTTTTGTGGATCAGTAAGAACATCTCTGTAAACTTCTACATTTGGATAAATCTCTATATAATTTAAGTTACTCATGGTTGTCTGTCTCCTGTATGTTTAGATATCGTCCAAAAGAATGGAGATGTAAATCGGTTGCCAGATTTTACTGGCCTTACCCCGTGAGTATAATTCATGTCTCCTGGGAAAAAATATGCTGCTCCTGCTACTGGCTGAAATTCAATTCCGTGTTGTGGGAAATAAAGTTCTCCACCTTCATAATCATCGTTAAAATAAAAAAGGCCAGCTAAATCGTACCACGGGAAATCATTTGGTCTTCCCTTTTCTGGACCAGAATGAAATTCTTTATCTGCGTGAGGCTCTTGTCTTGCACCTATTGGCCACTTAACAATTGCTGGACCAGTTTCTTTTGCGTCAACATCAAAAAATTTATCTACTTCAATCTTTAGTCTGTCAATCATGCTATAAATAAGTTCTAGTATGCTGGGATCTGAAGCTCGCAATGAGTTCATTGTACATACTCTATCTTCCCAAATTTTGTGATCATACAAGACTAGTCCGTCTTCATCAACGTGAGTTTCAGTTACATCCCAAATTTTATTAGATAAGGCAAAGTCCATCAATCTTTTTCTTTCTTCTAATGAAAGAAAGTCTCTTATTTCAACAATGTTGTCTATGGAGTTGCCAAAAAAACCAGAGGGTGTAATAGATACTGGTCTGTTGTCATGCCATTCGTTTTGCGGTTTCATTTTATCTTCTTCCCCTGGTAATTAATTTTACCATATTGTGGTTTATAATCTTTATTTGTCTTTATTTTCTTTATTTACAACTAGCCTTAATGCCTTTACCTGATGCTTGCCTATAGCATTTTTTAAATGGTCTACGGCATCTCTGTAAAAATTTGACCATACCCCAGATCTATTTAAATCATAAATTATCTCAGAGTATTTGTCTGAATCAAACTGGCTGGCTGGCATAGTAGACATTGACTCAAAATTTATCTCAGAGCCTTGAAGGGATGCTAGATCAATTGGTAGAATGGCTATTATTGGGGTTCCAGCCTCTATTGTTAGAATTTCATTTGGCTTAGTAATCATCCAGGCCACTGGGATTTCTCCCCTAAAAAAAGAAGTGCTGATTAATGTTGTAAATGGTACAGCGCCATCAAAAAATAAATTTGGGACTGGCATAGAAAGCATGCTTAAATTATCTTCTGTTTTAAACATAAGCCCAGTGTTAAAACTTATAGTCCCGTTAGCTCTACCTGCATATGCATATTTTTCTCCAGATAAAATTTTAACATGATCTGGGCTAGCATCGCTTACTCCGTCCCAAATAAAGCTTATATCCTCTGGGAATGATATTGACCAGCCAAGCTGATTAGTTAGTCCTACTGGAAAACACTTGTATGCGTGAGCTTCCCAAGTATTATCCATCCATTTTCTTTTTATAGAAAGCGGTTCTACTATTCCGTAACCATCTCTTATCTCCCAAGCCTTTATGTTATGCATAGGGGTTTTTGCCAGTCTTAGCGTCTTCCTCTACCCACTTTGATCTCATCTCCATAAATTCTTGTCTGTGCTGATGATCGTTATAGTCTAACATTGTAACAATTGAAAATTTCATTCCAGATTTTACTGGCATAGCTCTATGAGAAAACAAATATGTTGATGGGAAAATGTATAGGTCTCCAGCTTGTGGTTTAATATCAAGACCTATTTTTGGAAAATATAAATTTCCGCCTTCGTACTCATCATTAACATATGCTACAAGAGAAACTGTGGCACTGTAAGAAAATCCATGGTCTGCGTGTTCTTGAAAATGCTGTCCTTCTCCATAACGAATACAGTTCATAACTTCCCAGTAATTCATTTTTACATTATGCTTTGCACAATAATCTTCTACTGCTGGATTTTGAGATTTTTTTAGATCTTGCCACAAACTAGAAACTAGTTTTTCTGTTTCTGTTCTAGGATTTGGTATGTCGCCAACCTTAATATCTTCACAGTCTCTGTAGTCTGGCCTTTTTTCGCTATAGCCAACAAATCCAAAGGTCCAAAGAAATCTGGAATCGTTGTCTTTAATTGCTGACTCGCCTATTTCATTAAGTCTTTCAATAACATTTAATTCTTTTTTAATTGCGTTTCTATATACCCAAACGCCTGGGAAAAGCTCTTCTTTTGAAGAAAATTTATATTTATCATTTATGTTATCCATAATATTTATTATAGCATTTAAAAATTCATATTGTCAATAAGAAAGGGAGCAGATTGACTGCTCCCTCTCTTATTATACGCTTATTTTTAGTTTCTAATTATAAACGATTGTCCTAGGACTAATACGTCTGGGTCGGTAAAGAATCTATAAACTATAGAGCTTACATCTACTGTATCGACTGACTCTACTGCCAGATACTTAATTTCTTCATCAGATCTGTAAACTATCTGATCTCCAATTTGTATGCCCGCTGGGGTAACAAATTTATAAGTATTTCCTCTGAGTGCTAGAATTTCTTCTTGCAAAGAGAATCTTGCGGTATCGTCATTGTTAATCATAAATGTTTCATTCTGCAATGTAGCTTGTATTGAGAATATCTTTGACTCAATTACTTTTGCGTTACCAAGATGTGTATCTTCCCAAGTTGCTGGGTCGTACTCACCTTCATTTGGCAATTTATCAAATGACAAGCTTATTAGCATATCTCCAATTTTTATATCTTTAGCCATCTTATAGCCTTCAGATGTAAGTATTAAAGTGTCTTCATTTATGCAACCGAATCTTGGTGGGGCAAAGAACCCTGGTGGGAAGAACGGTGGGAAGAATGGTGGGAAGAACGGTGGGAAGAATGGTGGGAAGAACGGTGGGAAGAACGGTGGGAAGAACGGTGGTGAGAAGAAGCTTGGTGGGAAGAATGGTGGTGAGAAGAAGCTTGGTGGGAAGAATGGTGGTGAGAAGAAGCTTGGTGGAAAGAACGGTGGTGAGAAGAAGCTTGGTGGAAAGAACGGTGGTGAGAAAAAGCTTGGTGGGAAGAACGGTGGGGCAAAGAACCCTGGTGGGAAGAATGGTGGGAAGAACGGTGCTTGTGTAGTAACGGTATTAGTGTTATTAGAAGCAGCTGATCTTCCGTTTGCATTGTCTGCATATACGTTATAATACTGAGAAGTATTGGCGGCATCATTAATAGATGTTGATGTAGAAGCTGTATTACCAGATGTTCCATCGTTTCCAGCTACATAATAATTTGTTATTGCTGATCCACCATTATTTGGAGCTGTCCATTGGACTGTATTTGCATTAACTCCTGCAGTTGCAGATGCAGCACTTGGCGCATCTGGTACTGTTGTGACTGTCACAGAATTAGATGCTGCAGATGGAGCTGATGTTCCTTCTGCATTTGTTGCTGTTACTGTAATAGTTGTAACTGCACCTACACCAAAACCAGTTATAGTTAATGGTGAAGATGATCCTGTTGCTGTGTGAGTAGTATTGTGTACGCTACAAAAACCAGATGCTGTAAATGATGTTGCGGCATAAGGCCCTTCAGGTGTAAACGTTACTGTAACTGCACCATTGCCATATGGGCGATTTGTGCCAACGTTTGTAGCTGTTCCTATTGTTGGTGCATAAGGGGCTAAAAAGTCATTTGATGACTGGCTCATTCTACCTACTTGTTTTGACATTTATATATCTCCCTTATCCTATTACGCTGAAAGGTCTCCGAAGACCAACCATCCGCTTGAAATTTTTAATGCTGTTACAACTGAATTTGTTGTTCTGAACTTTAATCCTGGAGTTCCTACAACGCCGTTTGTTGAAGCAAATGATGCGCCAGTTCCAGTCTGTTGCCAGAAATCAATTGATTGTCCCATTGAATATCCTGTTGCAGGAAGAGTAACTTGCTGAGCTCCAGTTAAAGCTACAAATTTATCTTGTGAATTTAATGGAAGCACATCGCCAGCTGCAAGCCCAGTAAACTCTGTGATAGAGGGAACTCCAGCTCGTGTCTGTGTTCCATCTGAGAACGCAATTCCTGCTGCTGCAACTGTTACTGTTCCAGTAAATGTTGGGCTAGCGATTGGTGCTTTTAATGCAACGCTAGATGTTATAGTTCCTGCAAAGTTGGCGTCATCACCAAGTGCTGCTGCAAGTTCATCTAGTGTATTAAGTGCTGCTGGGGCTGCTGCAATTACTGCATTTACCTGAGCTGTTGCATCTGCAATAGCTTCTGACTTAGCAGTTGCAATTGCAGAGTTACGACCTGAAACCTCTGTTGAAATTGCACCTGAAAGTGCTGCTGCTGCTGTGGCTTCTGCTGCTGCTTGAGCTGCGTTGGCCTTAGTTGTAGCGTCAGTTGCTGCTGCTGCAATTGCTTCTGACTTAGCAGTTGCTACTGTTGTAGCAGTTGCAAGTACTGAAGTATCTGCGATTCCGTGAATATTGGTTGTGTCTGATTCGTGATTTGAAAGTGCTGTTGCTGCTGTACCAATTTGTGTCTGCACAGAAGATGTAATTCCGTCTAGGTATCCAAGTTCTGTTGCAGAAAGATTTCCAATTGATGTTGTATTTGGTAGAACTACTGTGCCTGTAAATGTTGGAGATGCAATTGGGGCCAGCGCTGTTAAAGATTCTCCTAGTCCATCAATTTTACTTTGAGCAATTGCTGCTGTAGGGCTAATGTCTGCGTTTACAATTGTTTCATTTGTAATTTTAGCTGATGTAATTGCGCCGTCTACAATCTTTGCTGTATCAACTGCGCCATCTGCAATCTTTGTACCATTTACTGCTAAATCGGCAATCTTTGCTGCAAGAACTGCTCCGTCAGCAATCTTTGCTGAAGTAACAGCTAGAACTGCAATCTCGTCTGTAGTTACTGCAGATGTTGCTATCTTTTCTGTTGTAACAGCATCTACTGCAATCTTTGCTGAAGTAACAGCTAGACCTGCAATCTCGTCTGCAGTTACTGCAGATGTTGCTATCTTTTCTGTTGTAACAGCATCTGTTGCAATCTTATCTGCGGTTACTGCGGATGTGGCTATTTTCGCTGTTGTAACAGCAAGTCCACTAATTTCATTTGTTCCAACTGAGTCATCACCTAAATGTGATTGAGCAATTGAGTTTGCTGCAATTTTGTCTGATGTAATTGCTCCGTTTGCAATCTTAGCATTAGTTACTGAGTTAGCTGCTATTTTGCCTTCTGTTATTGCATTTGCTGCAACCTTTGCTTCTGTAATAGCTCCATCTGTAATTTTAGATGATGCTACAGCATTTACTGCAATGTTTTCACCTATAATTGATGAGCTTGGAAGAACTACTGTTCCAGTTAATGTTGGATTATTAAGAACAGATTCTGTTGATTCTAGTCTTCCAACTGCTATGGCGTCTAATGATCCTTGTGTAAAGTTAACTGTAGTTGTAGGCTGTGCTGTAACGCCCTTAAACAACTTCCACTTATCTTCTGAAGCGTCACGGACAAATCCTGTGTGATTAAATACTCCAGTATTATGTCCAACAACAAAGCCTAAGTCTAACATTCCAGACTGATTGCCTTTTGCCATTAAAAGAAGTGTATCTTGAACTTCAAAGTTTTCTGTATTAATAGTTGTCATTGTTCCATTAACCGCAAGGTTACCGCTGACAACAATGTCGTTGGCAAATATGTCGCCAGTTGTTGAAATATCAGTTGTAAGAGAGTTCAAAGGAAGTTCTGATTGTAAAATTTTAGTATTTGAATCTAATGAAGCAACTCCACCAGCAGTTCCTCTATCTCCTGTTTCTAGGTATCCTGAAAGAGAATTGCTTACTGTATTTACTGCAGCATCTGTGTAATCTTCTGCTGCGTCTCTTGCTGCCGCTGATTTTGTAGTAGCATCTGTTGCTGCTGCTGCGATTGCGGCTGCTTGTGCTGCGCTAGCCTTGGTTGTAGCGTCAGTTGCTGCTGCTGCGATTGCGGCTGCTTGTGCTGCGCTAGCCTTGGTTGTTGCTTCTGAAGTAGCAAATGTTTTAGTTGAAACTACATCTGTATCAACAGTTATAGTAATTGTATTTGCTCCATCGTTATAAGTCTTTGTTAGTCCTGCGCCCATTGTTAAGGCTGTGTTTATAGCATCCTGGGAAATTTCACCAATTGCTACATCTGAGTTGTTGGCATATGCTAGGGCTGTCCATGTAGCTGTTCCATTACCAAACTTAAATAAATTAGTGTTTGTTTCAACACCCATTTCACCTGCAGCTAATATTGGATTTGCTGCGGTCCATTCAGAGGCTGTACCTCTTCTTACTTGAATTCTTACTGTTGACATTATGCCACCCCTTTAAATTGATATATTGAAATTATAGCATTTAAACCTTTATAACTTAACATTATGCTACTAATGCTCCTGAATCAAACGTCATTCCAAACTCGGCGGTTGAAGGATCTCCTCCAGAAACATACTTGCTTGTTCCTGATGTTATGACTCCATTTGCCTGTACTATATATGTTGGCTGCCCATTGTAATCAATAGCCAGTCCGACATCCATAAATGAAAGCATTTCTGCTTCATTTGGAATTTCTGAATACAAAGCTATAGGCTGCCAAGTTCCATCAATTTGGACTTGTAGCCTATTTGTTGCTGTATCAAAAGATATTGGGGCTGTTCCTAATACAATACTAGAGTCAAACGTCGCAGTGCCTGCTACATTTAACCCGTTCTTTACTCTAAAGTTCTTATTTACTGTTGCCATTTAAGTTCACATATCCCCTAATTGTTTTTGGTGGGGTTTTGAAAGGACCCCATACCTTTTATTTAATTATTTAAGAAGTGTTCCAGATACTTTAACTGTTGAGTTATCTACTGGAGTTACTCTTATTCTTACATTTGAACCTGATACATCTGCTGTAATAGTTCCTCTTGATCCATTAGTTCCGACAATTGCATATTCTGTAATTGCTACGTTATCTGATGCATCTAGTGTTATTAAAACTTCTGAAACTTCGTTATGTGTTGCGTTATCAATCTTAACAAGAACCTTAGCTGAGCGATAGTCTGCCTTTGCCCACTCATAAGCTGTTCCAGCAACTGATGCTGTTCCAGAAGATGAAGCCGCAAACTGCTTGGCTTGATCATTTACGTTTAACGCTGTAAATGCTGTTGTTCCTGCTTGCTGTGCTGCATTGGCTGCTGCTGCAGTTGCTTCCGCTGCTGCTTGAGCGGCGTTAGCCTTAGTTGTAGCGTCTGTTGCAGCGGCTGCTTGAGCGGCGTTAGCTTTAGTTGTAGCGTCAGCTGCTGCTGTCGCTACTGATGCTGCGTCACCTGATACTCTAAGAGTGGCTTCTGCTGCTACCTTAGATGTTGCGTCAGCTGATGCTGTGGCTTCTGCTGCTGCTTGAGCTGCGTTGGCTTTTGATGTTGCATCTGCTGATGCATTTGAAGCGGCAGTTGCAAGACTTGCAGTAACATCGGCTGCATTAGCCTTTGTTCCCAAAGCTGTTGTAATAGTTGTTGTGTAATTAGCATCGTCATTAATTGCTGCTGCTAATTCATTTAATGTATTAAGAAGTGCTGGTGCACCGTCTACTAATGAATCTACTGCAGTTGAAATTGCTGTGTTACGATTTGAAACTTCTGTTGAAATTGCTGCTGTAAGTGCTGCTGCTGCAGTTGCTTCCGCTGCTGTCTTGGCTGCATTAGCCTTAGCTGTTGCATCTGCTGATGCATTTGAAGCGGCAGTTGCAAGACTTGCAGTAACATCGGCTGCATTAGCCTTTGTTCCCAAAGCTGTCTGTTGCTGCTGCAGAGATTGCTGCAGATTGTGCTGCATTAGCCTTTGAAGTAGCGTCTGTTGCTGCTGTGGCAACGGCTGCGTTGGCCTTGGTTGTTGCGTCTGCTGCTGCTGCAGTTTCAGCTGCTGTCTTAGCAGTTGCAATATTTGTTGTTACTGTTCCAAGAAGTGCTGTGTCTGCTGATGTAGCAAATGCTTGGGCTGCAGATTGTGCTGCTGCTGATTTGTTAGTGGCATCTGTTGCAGCGGCTGCTTGAGCTGCTGAAGCTGATCCGTATGAATCAAATGTATTAGGCTTTACTGTAAGATTGCCTGCACCATCGACTGCAAAGGTTCCTGCGTCTACAGATTTTACAAGAGTGGCACCGCCAACAAGGTTGAGAATATAAGCATTCCCGCCTGTTTCTGTAAGTATGTTTTGGCCATTGATTGTACCTGTAGTACCTTCAACTATAAGGCCCGATTTAATTCTAAAGTTTTTTGTTACTGTTGCCATTTATATGACTCCTCTTGTTGCTTTTTTGTTATGCTTTAAGCGCTGTTCTGACATATCTAACTGAGATTGAACCAGAAACAGGGGTTACTCTTAGACTAATTATACCTGAGTTTTCTTCAAAGGTATAAGTAAATATGCTGTTGCTTGTGTTTGAGATAATGTTTGCTTCTGAAACCATTATGTTTGTTCCATCGTGGGAAACAAGAATCTCTGATGTATAAACATCGGATCCTTTTGTCACCTGAATGTTATATTTAGCGGTTCTCCATGTGTTTTTTGCAAAGGAGTCTACGTTTGTAGGGTTTTCAATACCATAGACTGCTAGATCGTTGTTGCCCTCTAATCCTAAAAGCTCTTGTATTGTATCTGTGCTATTTTCTAGATCATTCAATACTGTTTCAATAGTTGAAACTTTGTATGTTAGTGATGCTGGATCTGTTGAACCGTTTACGCCAACTTTTGTTTCTAACGCTTCAATAGCATCATTTGCATTAGTGTGCTGTTCGGAATGAGACGGTGACGCTAATGTATCTGACCCGCTTGGATTAACAAGCTGATCTATGTTATTTGGATAACTGGTGGCCATGTGACTACCCCCTATGTGTGATTGTGTTACTTAGATAATTATACCGTATAAAACTTTAATGCTACCACTTATTTAGAGGACATGTTGCATCCTGAAGTTTTGTTTTCAATGACATAAAACATCCACATTTTTTGCAGGTTTTAGTTAATTGAATTAGTTCGGGGCAGGCTTTGCAAATATCATATCTTGATTCTGCCAACTCTTCTGAGGCATAATTTGTATTAGGGTTTAAAAAGTCCCAGGGTTTTACTGATCTAAGGTTTTCTTTTTCTTGGTACTTTTCCCACTCTGTCTTTTCTGTCACTCAAGCTCTCCTGGAATTATAAAGTCGCCATCAATATACTTCCAGCCTACACCAATAATTTGTGCATATTTGTGTTGTTCTTTTGTCCAGCCAACTAGTGTTGGATTTGACAATAAAATTGATCTAATTTTTTCTGGGCAAATAAGTGTGTTAACCACAATGCCATCTTTTATTAAGTCTACTGCAAATACTTCTTCAGAAGAATGCTCAGGATTATCTTTAAATTCATCTATTGTTTCCATTAAATCAGAAAACCATCTATCTGTTGCCATTGTTTCTACAACCGTGTCTCCTATAATGAATGCTAATGGCTTGCCACCCTCAATATTATTATCAATTCGGTTTTGTTTTATTCCTGGAGTAGACCAGTTTATTTCTGAATAAATTATCATAGTTTATTATACCCTTTTCAATTCGTTTTTGTCAATTATTATGAGTAACATTTAGGTCTACCGTTTGAAGGGTCTCTTGGTGCAGTACATTGTCCATTGTAATAGCATTGGTAATAATTTGTGCTTGCTGGATCATTTACGTCATAGTTATTACAAGAATAAAATCCAGTCCAAGTTCTAGATACATTGGGGCAACATGCGTTAGTTGTAGTTCCACTTAATGATCCAGCTCTTGCTGAGCCACCAGGACAACATTCTGGGGCAAAGTGGTAGCTGTCTGTGTCGGAAGCACTATAGTTACATATACACGCTGGTGGCGGCGGTGTAACATATCCGCAATTACCATCTTGCTGATACCAGTCACCATATGAGGTGTATGTCTTAGTCGTTGAACAATTATAATCAAATACGCCAGTTCTAACTCCATCACTTAATTTTTCTTTTCTGTAATAAGAAATATCAAAGTACGCAGTTCTACCATATGTACCACTACATTCAAATTCGTACGAACTATTTTGTGTATAATATTCACATCCAGTCCAAGTAATTACTGGCTCTGGCGGAACATATACATCTGTAGTATATGAAGCAGATGAACTAGCTGTTCCTTCTGAGTTTGTGATGCTAGCTGTACAAGAAAAATTTGTTCCATTTCTGTCGGCTAACATAAAGTTTCCGCCATTCCAAACATATCCTGGACCCCAATAATAATCTAAAGTTCCTGCTGGGCTTCCATAACTTCCAACACTAACGTTCATTCTAAGCTCCATAAGGCTTGGGTATTGAGCTGATTGAGTAGCAGAAATGGATGAGCTATTAATTGATGGTGGAGTTGAGGTTCTTATTGTTGTTAGACCAACATATTTTCCTCCGCCTTGAATTCTTGAACCAAGCACATTAGAAAATGGGTTTGAATTATTTGTTGGCCAAATGCTTATGCCTAGGGTGCCTCGTTTGTCTGTTCCTAAATCTAAGTACTTGTTTCCAAATTCAGTTCCAACTGATGTTCCTGGTTCTTCATTGTGCGCTGGAAGTATCAATTCGGTAAAGGCAACATTTGGTCCCTGATATTGAACATAGTATCCGTTTGCACCCTTAGATTTTTGCCACAGCATGTATATTTTTCCGTCAGAAACTGGATAAGCCATAAAGACTGGAATTGTTTGTGGGCCCAATATCATTCCTGGCTCTACTAGATAAGGATCAGATTCACCAGATGCGTTGATTGCATAAACTTTACATCTAATCAAATATCCAACATAATTAAATGGGACATAAGCAGTAGATTGAGTTTGTGCAACAGAATTATTTAATAGTGGTTGCCAGCTGTAAGTAGAGTTTGTATATGGTGCTGCTTCCCAAACATATCTATAAGAAGTAGGAGTATTTTCCCATGTGCCAGTTGTAACAGATAAAGTTTGTTCTACTGCTCCCTCTGATCCAGATGTTTGAGAAAATGCTGGGGCTACAGTATTTTTTGGTACTCCAGTTGAAAATAATTTCCAGGAAGTTCCGTCCCATACCTGTGCAGATTTAGCAGTAACCCACGATGAACCATCATGAATATTTATTTTTTTAAAGGGGTTCCAACTAGAACCATCAAAAATGTTTAGTGGCATCAGAACTCCTTAATACTGAATATATATATCTCCAGCTACATTTCCGCTGGCTGGTGGGGTTGCGCTGGCTCCATAAGTAATCTTATTAACATTTGATCCGCTTATACCGTTAGTATATCCAGTATTTACTGAACCACCTAAAGATATTGATGATCCGTTTATAGTAATTGCACTATTTTGTAGCATTGAATTAGATATAACTGGAACTGCAGAAACAAGAATTTTACCGCTTGAATCTAAACCAGCATATCCATTAGTTTGATTTTTCTCAGACTCTGGCTGATAATCTCCAAGTGAGTTATTAAGTCCATTTCTGGCTGTGTCTGTGTATGCCTTTGCTTCATTAAGAGCGGCAGTTAAATTAATTGATGTAGCAAAACCAGATATAGATGCTCCTGCTGGTATTGTTACTGTTCCTGTAAATGTAGGAGAAGCAATTGGAGCATAAGTTGTAGCTGCTGTTGTTGAAGATAATTTAGTGCCAACCAAAGTTGTTAAAGTTGATGCTCCAGTTTGATCTGATGCAATATAATCTGCAATCTCTTTAAGTGTATCAAATGAGGCTGGTGCTGTATTTACAATTCCTGCTATTGCAGAAGTAATATCTGATGTTCTTGCAATTGTTGATGGTATCGTTGTTTCTGATACTTTTCCGCTTGCATCTAATCCTGCAATTCCACTTAATGCGTTTATTTCAGACACTGGTATATAGTTTAATAAATCTGCGTGTAATTCTGTTCTTAAATCATCTACAGCAGATAGTGCTGATAACAATACATTTGTTCTTGCTGCATTTGTAGCAGTTACTGCTCTGGCGTTTGTAAAATATAAATTAGTGCCTTCTGCAAGATCTGTAGTTGAAGCTAATGAGGATCCGCCTCCTGGGATTGCGGCGATTGCATTTGCTATATCTAGTGCAACTGCAGCTTTGGCTCTTTGGTCTGTAAAATATTTATTTGATCCTTCTTCTATATCAGATGTTGTTAATGCATTTATAGAAGTAGATATTGTATTATTCATGTGAGCACGTAGGATGCTATCTGTTTCAATATCTCCGTTGTCTGCATAATCTTGTGCCGCCATTTGAGCTGTAAAAACTCTATTGGTTGCATCTGCTGCTGCTGCAGCTATTGCTGCCAATTTAGCTGCATCTGCCTTAGCGTTTGCATCTGCTAATGCTGCGGTAATTGCTGTTGCTTGTGCTGAGTTAGCCTTTGTGGTAGCGTCTGCTGCTGCTGCGGCTATTGCTGCAGCCTGAGCTGCATTTGCCTTAGTAGTGGCATCTGTTGCTGCAGTGGTTATTGCTGAATTAGCTTTAGTTGTGGCATCTGTTGCTGCTGCAGTTTGTGCAGCATCTGCTGCTGCTTTTGCATAAGCGGTTGTAGCAATTTGCGTTGTATTTGTGTTAATAGCTGCAGTTGGTGCTGTAGGTACACCAGTTAATGCTGGGGATGCAAGTGGTGCCTTTAAACCAACTGAGGCTGTAAGATTTGTAATTGTATCTGGTGAGTTACCAAGGGCTGCTGCAAGTTCGCTTAAAGTGTTAAGGGTTCCTGGCGCAGAATTAATAAGATCATTTATTTTAGTAGCAGTATTAGTTGCTGCAGTTACTACTGCCTGATTGGCAGAACCAATTGGATCAAATGCTGTTTGTCCTGCTGCAATTGCTCTGGCTGGGGTAAAGTACAAATTTGTACCTTCTGCAATATTTGTTGTTGTCTTTGAGTTAAAGGCAGATGTTATTGCTGACTCTAAGTCTTGAATTGAATTAAAGGCTGGAATTTGTGACAACGGAACTTTACCAGAAGAATCTAGAGTGGCTACTCCATTTGGGCTTCCTGGCTTTAATGCATAAAATTCAATAGCGTTCCATCTTTGGCTTCCATTACCAACTTTAAATTTTAATGTATCGGTTTCAATTCCAATTTCACCATTTAAAAGCAATGGATTGTTTGCTGTCCAGTTTGCTGCTATATCTCTTCTTAATTGAATTTTTAGTGCCATTATGAATTTCCTCCGTCAAGTGATGGTGCGTCAAAGTCTTCCGACCCTCCGCCTCCTGTTCCTGTTTCTACTGTTTCTTGCGTTCCATCAAAAAATCCTGCATCAAATAGTGTTTCTTCTTCAAAAGAAGCTTGACCCAAAATGTCTCCTGGTCTTCCTCCGTCATAGCCTATAACTAATGGAAGAACTAGTCCTGGAGTGTTAGGGTTTTCTAATGCTTTAAAATCAATTTGATTTTGAATATCAATTGTGTGTACATCTCCATCAAATGTGTGAGTATGCATGTAAAACGGTGTTGGGTCTGTGCTAGGTGGGGTAAGTTCTATCCAAGTAGTTCCATTATGAACACGTAAATTTTTAGTTATCGTGTTTATATAAATTTCGCCAACTTGTCCAAAAACTGGGTCTGTTGACAAAGCTAGAAGTCTTAATGGGACTAGCATTTGTCTAGACACGATTAACCTACTACAACTACTCTGTATTCTCCAGCAGCTGGTGCAGAGGCAAAGTTAATAGTTACAGAATTAGCATTTGATCTTTGAACATCTGCTTCTACTTGAGCAAATGGTGTAGCTGATTCAAATATTTGAACAGTTACATCTGTTGTACCAAGATTGTGTGTCACTGTGTAAGAAGTTGCTGATGCACCTAATGTTTCTGAATGCTTTCTAGTAATTGCGTGATAGTTTGTGCCATTGTTTGTTAATGTCCACTTATCTGATGTTTCATTCCATAGAATTTCAACATCTGTTTCTGTTCCACGCTCAACAACAATTCCTGCATCTGTTGTAGGGGCACCAGTAAATGTGCTATTAAGCTTTACCTTATTGTCTTCAATATTAATCTGTGTTGTATTTACAGAATTAACAGTTCCAAGTACATTTAAGTTTCCGCCAACCTGTAAGTTTCCAGTAATTTCTACGTTGTCTGGTAATCCTATTGTTACGGCTGCGTTATGTCCACTATTTGGAGAAACAGTAACTTCATTTGCTGTTCCAATGATAGTTGCTACATAGTCGCCAGTTGTTTGTGAGTCTAAATTAATATCTTTTACTGTTACTACGCCTGCGTTTACATTAAAGTCTGCTGCATCAAATGAGGCAACGCCTTTGTTTGTTGTGCTTGCGTCTTCACCAGAAATTGTTATTGCATTATTTGTTACAGCAACATCAATTCCTTCTCCGCCATTTACAGTTAATCCTTCTGTAAGTAGTGATATTGCAGTTGTGCCAGTATCTCCAGTTATTGAAAGCTCTGTTGCTACATCTACTTCACCAGCAGATGTTAATCTACCTTGCTGATCTACTGTGAATGTTGGTATCTTTGTTTGAGATCCGTATGACCCTGTGCTTACTGCTGTGTTATCTAAATCTAATGTTAATGTTCCTGCTACATCTGAATAAGTAGCAGTTAATGCTGTTCCGCCAAGTACTGCTGTGCTAATAATATCTTGTATAACCTCTGGTGAGGCAGACATTGGCATCCATGGGCCATTAGGAGAGGAAAGTCCATTGTAGTAATACATGACATTGCTTGATGTGTCATAATAAACTTGACCAGATACTGGACTCGATGGTGCAGTTCCTAAGTTTTGAATTCTAGCATTGAGTAACTCATTTTTGTTTAAATCAATGCTAACTAAAAATTTTCTTGCCATTTTTTTATCTCCTTTTTAGGACAGGTATGCTGTCCCCGAAAATGGCTGGGCCATTGTCAATGTTATTTGGTTAATACTATTATAGTCTATTCCCGTTTCTAATAAGTCGCCAGAACTTGACTTAACTGCTACGTTGGGGTGGAATTGCAAATTGTGGTTAATTGATACAGAGTATATGCCATTTACTGGTCCAGTAATTTGGCTCATTTCCCATGAATACATGTAAGATATCTGCTTATCCAAGATAAAGCTTTTCTGTATACTCCAGGTATCTGTAGTTGCAGATTTTGGTCCCCAAAACCTTGTGGTAAGCTGATCAAAATAAAAATCTCCTGGGACTCCAAGAGAGTTTGCTGGATTTCCCTCTCCGCTGATTATTGTTCTTCCAGGGGAACCAGAAGCTCTTACTACTACTAGGGGATTATTTTCGGTTACAATCAGGCGGGTTGCCATTATAGTGTTACCGCCCTATTTAATGTAAAGTATCCCTCTAAAAGTCTTGTTACGTTTACACTTGGATCAACCAATACTAGGTCATAAGCAGATTTTGGATAAAAAAGTTTTTTAGTCCTATCTGCAGAAATAGAAATTGAAAGTTTACCAATTGAAGGTATTATTGTAATACCGTCTTGCTCTGTTAATGTAAATGCTAATTTTTTCCCACCTTGCGTATCTCTAACTTGCATCTTTGCTGTGTGGTGGTTTAATTGTATTGGAGCGTTATCTTCATCAAGGTATTGCAACTCAAAAGTAAACGTTGCATTCTCGTCTACCTGAAAATTTTTTTGAGCTGCCATTTTTACTCCTAAAAAGAAAATACCCTTACACTATTTTAGCATAAGGGCATTCTCAATTGACTAATAATTACTTGGATGTAAATCCGAACTCTTTATTGCTTGGGCTTAATGCCTTTAGGATTACTGGGGCAATTGCTGCTACTCCAGCCGCAATTAAATCCTTTGGATTTGTATTGCCAGTCATATATAGAGCCGTGGCTGCTGCCAAAAATGCTCTTCCGTAAGTTCCTATTGCTGCTAAGATTTGTTCTTGCATAGTTACTTTCCCATCTTTATTTAAATCAGCTTTATCAAATTTTTTGATAGCCATTTTTTATCATCTCCTCGTGGGCGGGGTTGCCCATGAATTTTGGTGTTACCCAATCCTATAAGTTTACCACTAAGCCGAAATATCCACAAGTTCGCAATTGCCGTCTGAGCTGCAGGCTAGAGTTGCATTTGTTGAGGTTCCGTCTTCTGTCTCGTAAAATGATAGATCTTCCCAGCGAATGTTGCTAGGCATTTTTGCCACTAGGGCATCATATTCTTCTTTTGAAATTTCTTGATATGGAGCCTGCTTATAGGTATGCTCTGAATGAGGCAGGAATGAAATACCAGAAACTTCATCAAAGTTTTTATATACCCATGCTCCTACTTCCATCCACTCATCTTCTTTTACAGAAACTGTAATTGAAGGCTTGTGTTCACACCATGCACGTTGATATACAAGCCATATATTTAAATGATCAATTGCTGTCAAGTCATTTCTAACAATTGCACCCTCTGGTGCTTTTACTGGAAACGAAAATACATAAGTCTCATTTGGCTTCATTACATCATCTTCAACTGGAATCCCAACTTCTTTTAAGAATGTTGAAATTGGATCTCCCTTTGAACCACGAACTGTACGAACATAATATGGAGAATGCCAAGGATGCATTCCTGAAGATACCCCGACCAATTGAGATACTGTTCCAGAAGGCTTAACGCATGTGATTGCTGCAGACTCGGGAATCCCAATTTTTCCAGACTCTTCTCTGTTTATTTCTCTTGCTTTTTCACGCAATGTCATTAAGAATGCTTCTAGTGAAATTAAATCTTCTTTACCAGACATAAACTTGTGACCAAATTGCCCAGTCAAAGAAACTCCTAGAAGTCTTTCTTCTTCTGTGTTGTCTTTCCAAATTTTTCTAAGATACTTAAAGTCTGTAAGAGTTGACTGCCATGTACCAAGGATAGTTGCTAGCTCTACCTTGCGCTGAATATCTTTTTTAGTGTCGTTTTCACGCAATACAACTTCTGAAAGGTTGCAGAACTGATAAGGACGCAAGATAATCTCAGAACACGGATTAGTTCCATAATGGATGTCTGGATCTCTGCGACCATACTTTGCAGCTTGTGCCTGTGCTGCCGCTACGTTATAAATACCACGTTCCCCAGACTTGGAATCATATAAAGATTTCCATTCAGCAATGAACTGTTCCATTTCTGGCTTGCGAGAATATGCAACTGAATTATTTGATAATGCACGTTGTGGGCTTTGCTCCCACCAGTTTCCTGACTTAGCTTGTGCCATTTCAATGTCATTAATGTTAGATAAAGAAATCATTGCAGAACGTCTAACTCCACCAACAACTACAACTTCTCCAATTTTGCACATAATGTCATGGCACTCAATTGGCTTAAGGTTTCTACCAGTAGCGTTTTTAAATTTCGCAATAGTAAAATCAAAAAGGTTTACAAGTGGCTGTGGACCAGATGATCTACCACCCATTGTCTTAAGTCTTGCTCCAGCTGGCCTAACTTTAGTAACATCTATTGCTGGAATTTGTCCAGACCATAGCAATGCAAGCAACTCACGGTATGCCTTTGCCCAACCTTGCTTAGAGTCTTCTACTGTAATAACTGTAGTTGATTTTTCCAAAGTTTCTGGGACTGGGGGAAGCTTATTAATGTACTTGTATTCTACTGAGAATCCAACACCTGTTCCACACATAAGAACATACATTGTTTCGTCAAATGATCTTGGAGAATCAACTGGTAAAAATGCACAGTTATATCCAGCAACATTGTCTCTTTCTAATGCGGCTCCAGAAGTCATGACTGATCTCATTGATGGCATTACATTTCTTTCAAACACAAACTCTTTTAATTCCGCAACAAGCTTTTCATTTGGAATGTAATTGTGGTTTTCCTGCAAGTGATTTGTCATAAAAGAAAAATATCTGTCTACTGTTTCTCCCCATGTCTCTCTACGTCCTTCTGCTTCTACCCATTTAGCATATCTGGATAGTGCAATAAAATTCTCATATGGGTTTTCGATAGTATTTTTCATGTGTCGCCTCTTCTTCCGACTGACGGATTGTTTATTTTTTAAGTGAAGTCTAAGTGTATCAAACTTTTTTATAAAAGAAAAGAAAAATAACTTTATGTTGCTTTTTTAGTTAACTA